ATGAAAACGAGTGATTTTTATTACGAACTGCCAAAGGAGCTGATTGCGCAGACGCCCGTGGAGCCGCGCGACAGCTCGCGTCTGCTGGTGCTCGACCGCCGCGACGGCAGCGTGGAACACCGCCATTTTTATGATATTATCGATTATTTGCATGAGGGAGACTTGATTGTCGCCAACGATTCGCGCGTGTTGCCTGCGCGTATTTTCGGCGTCAAGGACGGAACCGGCGCGCGCGTGGAATTTCTGCTGCTAAAGCAAATCAGCGGCAACCGCTGGGAAACCCTCTGCAAGCCCGGCAAAAAGGCGCGTGAGGGCGCAAGCTTCACCTTTGGCGACGGGCTGCTGCGCGCCAAGGTCGCGGAGGTCAGGGACGACGGCAACCGCGTGGTGGACTTTGACTGCGACGAGAGCTTTTTTGCAACGCTCGACAAGATCGGGCAAATGCCGCTTCCGCCCTATATCACCGCCGAATTGCAGGACAAGGAGCGCTATCAGACCGTTTACAGCCACGAATTGGGCTCCGCCGCCGCGCCGACCGCCGGACTGCATTTTACCGAGGAGCTGATGGACAGGATCCGTCAAAAGGGCGTCAAGATCGCCTATGTGACCCTGCACGTCGGGCTCGGCACCTTCCGCCCTGTCAAGGTCGACGACGTGACTCGTCATAAAATGCACAGCGAGCACTATGAGATCCCTGCCGAAACCGCGCGTCTGATCAACGAGACCAAGCAAAACGGCGGCCGTGTGATCGCTGTCGGCACCACCTCCTGCCGCACGCTCGAGAGCGTGGCGACGCAGTACGGCGCCGTCAAGCCCTGCGAGGGCTATACCGATATTTTCATCTATCCCGGCTATCCATTCAAGGTGCTCGACGGGCTGGTGACAAACTTCCACCTCCCCGAAAGCACGCTGATCATGCTGGTGTCGGCGTTTGCCGGCTATGACAACGTGATGAACGCGTATAAGATCGCGGTTGAGGAGAGGTATCGGTTTTTTAGTTTTGGGGACGCTATGCTTATCCTGTAAAGGATAAAATCGAGAAAGAATAGAGCCGCAAACCTCAGTAAATATGGGGTTTGCGGCTTTTCGCTGTTTTATGTTTTGTACAGAAATTTATGCTCAATACCGTTTTTGAAGCGAATTGACAAGATTCTACCATCCTTGATTACAATTTTTTGAATGATGCTGACGACAAAATTCTTCACTACTTTGGTGTCGATTGTCTTTATCATTTCCTCGAAATCTATGTAGCGTTTTCCTTGAAGAGCGTTTGTCATTATGAATGTAGATGCTTTCTCCATGAACTCGTCGTCTGATAGTGAGAACTGTTCAACTGAACTCTTGTCAATCTCTTTGATTCGCTTGTCGATCTTATCCATAGCGTCTGTAAGGTTTTTCTTTTCGACCAAGTAATCTGATTCTGAAATTGTTTCGTCGCTATACAGGAACAAAGATTTTAGTCTTTGCAATGCGCGTTCGTTTCTGTGCTTCTCCGCAAGCAGCAAATCCCTCTCGTTCGACTCTTCTTTTTGCTTGTTGCGCTTAGATCGCTTTACCGCAGAATAAACGGCTTCTCCTGAGTTTTCTTCCCTCAACATATCATACATCTCAGTAAGTCCAAACGTGTCTATATGAAGAACATCAAAGAACATAGCGCCCCTCAACAGCTTCTTTTCAAAAGCATCAACGCTTGTTGTCTTGCCGAAACTTTTTTGAGCTTTCAGTATGTTTGCTATGTAGTTGAGAACGAAAGGACCAATGACGACATCCGAGATATATTTGTTTCCGCAATCATTGAACCGTCGTTTCCGTGAACATGCGTATATAGAAGGTCTGTAGCCGTCGTTTCTCGCCCTGTCTATAGTAGCTTGCATTTGACCTCCGCAGTACGCGCAGTAAAGCAATCCGGCAAAGATGTGTGTATTCTTCCTGACATATTTTTTGCCGTCACGGTGGTTACTTCTACGATTGCGTTCAAGAATAGCAGATACCCTTGCTTGACGTTCAGCGCCGACGATCGCCGGATGATGGTCTTCGACGACCACCCACTCTGATTCGTCTTTTATGATCTGGCGACTGACGTTTCCGGTGTCAGGATCTACTCCGTATTTGTTGTAAATGTAAGTGCCTGCGTAAAATTTGTTATTAAGTATAGATGAAACTGTAGTAGGACTCCAAGCCCTCCCTCTCCTTGTCAAAAAGCCGCGCTCGTTTAGAGTCCTTGATACCAGCAGCAGAGATTGTTCTTTTTCGTATAGATCGTAAATCTGATTCACAGCCATAGCTTCATTCTCGTTGATAGAGAATGATTTTGATTCTTTGCCCCAATCGTAACCGAACGGTACTTTTCCGCCGTTCCATTGACCGTCTTTAGCTTTTGAAATCATCACAGCCTTGACGCGTTCCGAAGTCATGTTTCGCTCAAGTTCCGCAAATACAAGGATGATCTTGAGCATCGCCTCACCCATCGCACTTGATGTGTCAAACTGTTCGTTCTTAGACACGAAAGTAACGCCGAGCTTTTTTAGCTCGACGTACATCTCTGAAAAGTCAAGTAGATTTCTGCTTATGCGGTCGATTTTCCAGACAAGCAGGTGAGAGAACTCTCCTGATCGCAGCCTTGCCATCATCTGTTGGAAAGCAGGACGGTCTGTATTCTTTGCGGAATAGCCTGCGTCCTCGAATACCTCGTACTTGTCGATATCGAGAGCGTATTTACAGTAGTTGATAAGATCTGAACGCTGTAACGGTAAGCTGTCTTTGTCGATTTGGTAAAGTGTAGAAACCCTGATATACAAAGCAGCCTTCTTGTCAGATAGCTTAGATGATAACGAATCCTTAGCCAAGTATGCTGCCTCCCTCTCATTCTGATGTGCTCGGAAATTTGATTACGTTCACCCTGCTTGATCTGCTTTTTGCTCTAATGCAGATAAGTCGCCCTTTTCCTCAATGGTTAGATAGTCTTCAAGGATTTGCCATACTATTGCTGCATCACGTTTTGAAGCACGTTCAAATGCGTATATCAGCAGAAGTTCCTCGTGAGATAGATTATCTGTTGTGACCGGAACATCGCTTATACCGAGAAGATAGTCTGTCGATACATTCAGAGCTTTCGCAATTTCGACAAGAATATCTATCTGCGGCGATTTGTTCACGCCGTTGACATATCTGCTGATGGTAGCTTCCTTTTGATTGGCTTTGTCTGCAAGCCACGCTTGCGTAACCTTTCTATGTGCCATTGCTTTTCTTAGATTGTCGCTGAAATCGATTGCCATAAAGTAACCTCCTATACATTATATATGAAGAATATTTTGCCCAATTATACCACATTCTGAACAAAATGGGAATATTTTTCTGAAAAAAATCAAAATATGCTTGACTTTTTACTGTTCAGTAAGTATAATATTACTATAATAACTTTTTAGTTAGACTAATCAGTAAGGAGTGATCTGATGAACAGTAGAGAATTGAGAGCAGAACGAATGAAGCAAAACAAAAGCGTTGAATACATGGCAAATGTTATAGGAAAGAATCCATCCTCATACCGTAAAAAAGAACGTGGCAAGGTTGCTTTCTCAATCCCTGAGATGGTAGCAATTTCAAATGACCTGCGTTTATCTCCTGCGAGATTCAACGCAGTTTTTTGTGACTCAAAGTTACTGTTTGGTATTTCGCCAACTGTTCTGAATACTGTACTGTAATTATACCATATAGGAAGTGTGAGCGAAATGGGGAACGACTACACGAACCAGAACGATAATATGTACTTTGTATGTAGAAAACAGGCTGCAAAGTACAACGATAAGCTAAACAGCAGAGAAAGCGCAGCTGAATTGCTCGGAGTTTCGACATCATCTCTTGCAGATTATGAACTCGGCAACACGAAAGTTGTTCCTGTTGATAAGGTTGTGCTTATGGCTGATTTGTATAACGCACCCGAACTGCTTAATAAGTATTGCCAAACAGAATGTCCTATCGGTTGTAGAAAATCCATTGGACATGAACTGAAATCGCTCGAAGCTATCACTGTAGGGTTGCTCGATGTGTTATCCACTGAAGAACTAAGCAAGAGAATGGGACGACTCACTCATATAGCTATTGACGGAAAGGTTGATAAAGACGAACAGGATCAAATGGCTGAAATCGTTGCTTATTTGAGTGAAGTAAGAAGACGCGTAGAAGAGCTTGAAATATACGACCAAAAACGAAAGGGGAATTGCGGTGATCTCTGTTGATGAAATGAAGAAACTGTTAAGCGATGTTTACGGCATCAATTCCCCGGAAGAATTGGATAGAGCGTTAGAAAAAATAGGAGGGATTGATATTGCGCTATTTACGAAAGAAAGAAAAGAGCAGGCTATTTCGATGGCTGGATAGTCATTTATGGCTAATAGCAGTCTCGCTCAACCTGCTGTTGCTGGCGGCAGTTGTCGTTTATAGACTTTTTGTTTTAGGAAGGTGAAAGCATGAACGTTTCCGAAGCAAGAAGAGAAGCTGAAAGAGAGCTTGGATTTCGCATAAGCGACGATGCCGCCAACGAAATCCTTGACATCTGTAAAAGAAAGCTCGCTATCATAAAGAAAGGCGAAGATTACTTGCCGATATTATACAGAAGCGAACTTCCCTTGAAGATTCAAGGAATGAGAATCAATGAAATCTACGAAAGGACGAGATTATATGTGTGAGATATGCAGGCAAAGCCCATGCCACCCAAGGTGTCCTAATGCTCCTGATCCGCCAATGTCTTGCTACTGCACGTATTGCTGTGAGCCGATATTCGTTGGCGAAGAGTACATGGAAATCGACGGCGATAAGTACCATGAGGAGTGCTTGAAAGGAGCAGCAGAAGAAATCGTCATGGATATGGCTACAAGAGGAATCGCGGAGGATGCTTATGAAGACTAAGACTATTAGCCCTCCGACATTCGATGAATTGTCGTTTGAAGAAGCAAGACACATTTATACGCTCAACGGAGCGGTTATACCGTCAGTTACGACGATTATGAGACCGCTATCTCAGTCACTGTACAAAGGCGTAGACGAAGCAATTCTGAATAAAGCGGCAGCGAGAGGAACTGCTGTACATAACGCCATAGAGAACTATACGCTTTTTGGGCTCTCTGACATAGAGCCTATGTATCAAGGGTATCTGGATGCTTACATATCGTGGTGCAATGATTTTAACCCTCAGCCAATATCGACAGAGTGTAAGGTGTACCACAAGGTCCTTAGATACGCCGGAACATCTGACTTGATCGCGATGATTGAAGACAAGAGGATTCTCGTCGATTACAAAACGTCAGCTACTGTAAATAAGATGCTCACGGGCATACAAACTGAAGCATACGCGAAAGCGTATGAAAGCCACGATTATCCGATAGACGGAAAGGCTATATTGCACCTGAAAAGGAACGGCAAATACACTTGGGTGTATTACGACAAAAACGACAGCGAAAGCTGGGAAGTCTTCGGCGCTCTTTTGACGGTTCGCAACCATATAGAAAAATACAGAAAGTGAGGACGCACAATGAAAGAAAATGAAAAGAAAGTTGAAGAAAAGGTGCTTGCGACAATCGAGCCGCAGGCGGTATCAGGTGAAGATGAATTGACCGTTCAGGTCAGCGACATCGAAACCATCGCAAAGACACTTGTTGTTATCGACGACAACGACTACAAGACAGCAGGTGAGCTTGGCGTACAGATCAAGACAAAAATCGCAGAGGTAACTGAGTTCTTCAAGCCGATGAAAAAAGCTGCGAACGAAGCACACAAGAACGTATGCAGCAGAGAAAAAGAAATGCTCGCTCCCCTCAAATCGGCAGAAGCCATCCTGAAAAAGACGATGGGTGAATACGTCACTAAAAAAGAACGTGAGCGCAGAGAAGCAGAGGAAAAAGCGAGGCAGCTTGCTCGCGAGGAATCCGAAAGAAAACTCGCAGAAGCTGTAGAAGCAGAGCGCAATGGCGATCGCGAAGCATCTGAAGCTGCTTTGGTTGACGCTGAAATCAGCGATACCGCTTCGAGAAACATCTCTATCACAGCTTGTCAGCCTGTAGCAAAAGGTGTATCGGCGACGAAAAGCTGGGAGATTAAGAGCATCGACGTAAGCAAGGTCCCCGACACTATTTCCGGTGTTATCATCAGGCCTGTTGACGAAAAGGCTGTTCTGAAGCTTATCAAAGCATCGAAAGGCTCCATCAAAATCCCCGGCATCACCTACGAAGAAGTATCAAAGATGTCGTTTAGGAGGTCTTAATTATGGCAAATCAGTTAATGTCTATCAGCTACGAAACCGCACTCGGTAACGTAAAGCTTGATTCGGAAACTGTAAAACAGTACCTCGTAAGAGGAAACGGAAACGTATCTGAACAGGAAGTGTTCTTGTTCATCAAGATGTGTGAAGCGCAAAAGCTCAATCCGTTCGCTACCGGCGAGGTCTATTTAATTAAGTTTGGCGATCAGCCTGCACAGCTCGTCGTTGGTTACGATACATATAAGAGAAGAGCAGAGGAGAACCCGAACCACCTGTACACAGAAAGCGGTATCGTTGTTTGCAGAGGTCAATCAGGAGAGATCGTGCAGAAGCAGGGAGCCTGCCTGTACCCGACAGAAACGCTTATCGGCGGCTGGTGCAGAGTGCATAAGCTAAAGAACAATAAGGAAGTCACAACGTACAAAGAGTGCGGACTTGCCGAGTACGACAAAGGCAAATCCATCTGGAAGGAAAAGCCATGTATGATGATGGAAAAGGTTGCTGTCAGCCAAGCCCTCCGCGAAGCATATCCGAAAGACTACGAAGGTATCTACACTGAAGCTGAAATCTCGCCCACAGGAAACATTCCTGCTGCAAACGAAGATGAATCTGGTGTTATCGAGCCTGAAGTGATCGACGAGGTAATCACGCAAAGTGAGCGCCAGTCGCTCTTCGCTAAAGCTCACGGATTCTTCGGAAAAGAAGAAGGCAACGCGATTCTCAAGGAACTGATTCAGAGTGAGGGGCTTTCCTCTACCACTGGAATGAAGAAGAGTCAGCTCGCGAAAATCGACGCTGAACTTACAAGAAGAATCAACGAAAGAGCGGAAGTAATGCGCGAAGAGTAAAAAAACGCAAGCCCTCCTCTGCTACGAGGAGGGCGATAAAGGCAGGTGAGTACAATGAATTGGATTGCCGTACACGAAGACGTTCTCGGAGGGAAGCTTAGAGGTTTCAGAAAAGCTATTGGCTGTTCCGAAGCAGAAGCACTCGGCATATTAACTTTGGTATGGCTATGGGCGAGAAAGAACGCTATCTTCACAGGACTTTTACTGAACGTAGAGCGCGATGATATAGTGAGATTCATAACGCCTTCTATAAGCGATCAGCTTGATGCCAAAAAGGTCGTCGAAGCACTCATTGATACAGCATGGATTGATGAAGAAGATGACGGATTGTATGTCCATGATTGGAGCGAATGGCAGCAGTATTGGTATAAGCATCTTGAGAAAAAAGAAAAAGACAGGAACAGGAAGCGATTAGAGAGAGGTAAAAACCATGTCAATTCTGACAATGACAAAGAACCCTCTCCCCCACCTACTGACACTAAAGATGAAGAACAAGCTGCAAAGCCAAAGAAAGAATCGTCGAAAAAGAAGAAAAAGTCAGAAGTGCCTAAAGTGAAGTACGCAGAAAACGTCAGTATGCAACAATCTGAGTACGATACCCTTGTTGAGAAATACGGAGCACAATTCACGCAGAAACTGATTGAAACCCTCGACAATTATAAAGGCTCGTCAGGAAAGACTTATAAGAGCGACTACAGAGCAATTTTGATGTGGGTTGTCGATAAATGCGAGATGAAGTACCGTCATTTAATCACGCATAAGCAAGACGTTCCTGCAAGTGGAAATCCGTTTGAAAACTATAAGTAGGAGAAGATATGACTGAAAGCAGTAACACTTTTATCGATGTCATAAATCAAGCTGCAAAAAAAGCAGATGAAACCTTTAGCGAAAGAATCACAGACTACAGAAACGAAGACGGCTTGCTCATTTGCGGAGCTTGCGGAAAGCCAAGAGAAGTAAGAGTAAAGCTTGGCGACAAGGATAGAGTGTTCAAGTGTATGTGCAGATGTGACGAAGAAAACGAAGCTAAAGAAAAGGCGAGAATACAGCATGAAAAAGAGCTTGATATCATAAGACAGTTGAAACGGAACAGTCTTATGGACGAAAAGTTCACATCATGCACCTTTTCGACTTTCCCGTGCTGCAATGAAGTAGAAAGGCAACTTAGAATAGCAAAACGATACGCTGAAAAGTTCGATGAACTTTACGAGAAGAATCAAGGGCTGCTATTTTACGGCAAAGTTGGCACAGGAAAAACAACGCTCGCTTGTTGCATCGGTAACGAATTGATGGAGCACATGATATCCGTCTTCGCTACATCACTCGTAAAGATAATCTCTCAGATTCAGTTCAATAAAAGCAGATCGATCGAAGAAGACATCATACGCAAAATGAACGCAGCAAAGCTTCTTATTCTCGATGATTTGGGAGCTGAACGTGATACTGAGTTCTCGCACGAAACGGTTTACAACATCATTGACAGCAGGTATAGAAGCAGGAAGCCGATGATCGTCACTACGAATCTTTCGTTGAATGAAATGCAAAGAACTCACGATGTACGGCTTCAAAGAATATATGACAGGGTTCTTGAAGTCTGCTATCCTGTTCCGTTTATGTTTAATTCATTCAGAATGAAAGAAGCTGCTTGCAGATACGATGACATGAAAACTCTATTGGAGGGGTGAGATGGAGAAATTCAAAATAGAGATAAAAGGTGAAGGTGACAGGCTCACGATTGCCACGCTGCTAATTAAGAACGGCTATACCGTAAAGCTTGGAAAAGAACTTAAATCCTCAACATCGAGGACGTATAGCTATTACGTTTACGCCGAAAAGGAGAAGTAATATGAAGGTGACGTTTACGATTCCCGGAGATCCCAAAGGCAAAGGTCGCCCACGTTTTTCTCGCGCAGGAGCATACGTTAAGACGTACACACCGACTGAAACAGCCGCTTATGAGAATCTCGTGAGAATCGAATACGAAAGACAATGTAAGCACAGGTTTCCTGATGACGCTATGCTCGATATGAGGATAATGGCGTATTACAGCATCCCCAAGAGTGCAGGAAAGAAAAAGCGCTTGAAGATGCTTGACAACCTTATCAGACCAACAAAGAAGCCTGACATGGATAATGTGATTAAGGTCATTGCAGACAGCCTCAATCAGATCGCGTACAAAGACGACACCCAAATCGTCGATGCACAAGTAAGGAAGTTCTACAGCGACGAGCCAAGAGTTGTCGTTATGATTCAGGAGGTTATCAATGTCTAAGGAGATTGATTGGAGTCCGTTTTACGGCGAAGGAGAAATCGTTTGCACTTGCGATCAGTGCAAGAAAGAGGAACGATTTGAATTTGAGGACAACTACCCTGATTACGCAAAAGCGCAGAGAGAGTTGCGCGAGATAGGCTGGCAATCAATAAAGTCAAAAGGTGTATGGTTCGACTTCTGTTGTGAACAATGTCGAAACACTTACATAAAAGAAAACTTGTAAAGGAGAACAAGAAATGAATGGTAACATTTTGACGCTTAACATCGAAAGCGACGCTTTCAAGAACATGAGGGGCGATTTCGACAAGGTGTTGAAAAGAACGCTCGGAAACATGCAGGTCAAAGAGAGTGATGAAGCTACGCTCACGCTCAAAATCTCGATCAAGCTTGAAGAGGTAACTGTTCCCGACTTCGATTCAGATGTTCAGGATGCTGTAAAGAAGGTGCACAAGCCGAGATTCGACCACAAATGTTCCTCTGTAATGCAAATCAAAACAGAAGAGTCCGGCTCATTCAAAGGCGAATACGAGCTTGTATGGGACGAGGACGCTCAGGATTTCGTTATGAAGCCCATCGACAACGGACAAGGCTCATTGTTCGACGGTGAAGACGGCAATGTGATTCAGGCAGATTACGTCGAAGTTGATGAAAGTCCTGACGCTCTCCCGGACGCTAAACCGAAGCTCATGCCGCCTGCTGAAGAAGATTTCGATGATTACGAATACGAGGAGGAAACGATATGAACAGTTGTATTTTATCCGGCAACATTTCTACTGACGTTGAACTGAAACATACGCAGAGCGGAATCCCTGTCACATCGTTCAACCTCGCTGTCAGAAGACCGCACACCAAAGAGATTACCGATTTCTTCACTGTTGTTGCTTGGCGCTCGACAGCTGAGTTCATCAGCAGTTATTTTCAAAAAGGCGACGGCATCGAAGTTAGAGGCTACGCAATGCCGAGAGAGTTCAAAGATAAGAATGGCAACAAAAGAACCGTAACAGAGTTCACCGCAGAAGAAGTTGACTTCGGCAAATCCAGAAGGAATAAAGAAACTGCTCGACCGAGCGTAGGAGCAGCATACGAACAGAATAATTCTGATGATGGTTTTGTTGAAGTCAATGACGATTCGCCATTCAGCGATGATCTGCCGTTCTAAATAAAAAGAAACAACCGCCCACCTAATGCAAGGCAGACGGCTGTAATCAATGACGCACAAGTTGATTATAGCACAAGTTTTATAAAAATGCAACAGGTGGGAGGATTGTTCAAATGGAAAAGGAAAATCGAGCTATTGTCCGAGGACAATCCTGCGACAATAGTATGAATAAGGAGCGAGAATCAATGAAGACGCGATTGGCAAACTACATCGACCTTAACCGAGAGATTGATAATCAAATTGAGCGACTTGAGCGTATGCACGACAGAGCGCAATTGCCAAGCGGTCCGAATTTGAGCGGTATGCCGAAATCATCCAATGCTGTAACTGATAGAGTTGGAAATGCAGTCACAAAAATGCTCGCTCTTGAAGAAGAAATCAACCATCTCGTTGAATTGCGCGATAGTGAACACAGCAGCATAGAGCGCCTCGTAAAGAAGCTACGCAAAGCTGACGAAAAAGCGGTAATCAGAATGAGATACCTCGATATTGAGGATTGGGACGAAGTTCAATTCATGCTCTTTGGTAATCGCCAAGATTTCAACGATAATTACGACAACTACAAGCAGATGATGTACCGACTTCATAGTTCGGCGATCACCCACCTCGCTATCATTCAAAGGAGTATGACATGAACGATTTTGCCTGCAACTTATTTGACGAAGAAGAGCCTGTTACATGCGATAACTGTATTTATGGACGAAACATTGGAGGATATGATTGGGGCTGTCTGAGCGAGAAAAGAAGGATGGACAACCTGCTGCTTGTTCATAACCTCAAGAAAGAAAAATTCACTTGCGAATACGCAGAAAGAATGTTTTAGGAGCAAAAAGTTATGATTATTTTCACGAAGGACCAATACGTTACGCACGAAGGAAAGAAGTGGGTTATAACAGGATTTAAGGTAGTAGATGGTAGAACCAAATACTGCCTGAAAAGAGGACCGTATACTAAGGAAGTGGACGAAACCGAGATTTCCTGCTAAAGGAGGAACATTTACATGAACGGCTACGAAGTCATCAAAGAGCTGAACAAGGTTAAAACTTGTTCAGAGCACACTAACGACGTAGATAAGAGAGATAAAGCTATAGAGATAGCAAAAGAGTCTGTACAGAAACAGAGAATCCCCAAAAGCATAATATCTGATGGCTCAAATATGTTATTTGATAGAGATGGCTTTTGCCCTGTGTGCCACACAAAAATGATATTCGACAGATTGGCACACGAAAAGCGGAGATACTCGTTCTGCGTAAAGTGCGGACAGCTTCTTGATTGGGGTGAGTTATAATGACAGATGCTGTTTTCAGAGGAAAACGTGCAGATGGTAAAGGTTGGGCTGAAGGACGAGTTTTCATCGCTATTTGCATAGGAGGAGAAAACATCATTTTCATAGTCAATCACGGAGAACGAGCTTGTGCTTCGATTGACGACAACTACAACCTTGTTGATCTCGAAACGTTCGGATGCAAAATCATTCCGCAAACCTTCGGGAGATACATCGGCAAGAAAGACAAGAACAAAAACAGAATATTTGAAGGAGATATCGTAAAGGGCTGTTGGGACACTGTTTTCGAGGTTTACTTCGATGAAGACTATCTGCAATACAGAGCGCGAAAGGCTGACGGCAGTAGTAGAGAGATTGATTACTACGGAGATTCAGATAAGCTCGAAGTGATAGGAAAAATCCACGACAACCCTGAACTGTTAGATAATTCCGAACAATTGGGGGTGGCAGAATGAGCCTAATGATTAGGGGAATGAAGTTACCGATAAGTTGCAGCAGTTGTTGGTTTAGCCAAACAGAATACAAAGGTTTAAATGAATATTGTAAAGCGATGAAAAATGAAGAAGTAACTAAATATACGAATCAGAATAAAGGCAGACATCCTCAATGCCCTCTTGTGGAGATTCCTGAAAATCACGGCAGACTGATTGACGCGGACGCTTATCAGTATAGCGGAGATTTGATTGATGAACCTACAATCATCGAAGCGGAGGCGAGTGAATGAGTTTACTTATCTTAGGTGCAGATTTTCCTAAAAAGTGTGATGATTGCCCGTGCTGTGAAGAGTTGATTTCAGGATATTGTGATATTGATGTTACCTACGAATGTTCCGCGTTGTACTTCCCTTACCACCCCGAAAAAAGCGATGTAACAAAAATCAGAGAAACAGGTCGTTTGCCTTATTGCCCTGTCGTAGATGTTCCCACTCCTCACGGAAGACTAATTGATGCTGACAAGCTGATTGAGTTCATCACGAATGGACTTAACAGGAAAGAAAATCCGATGGGATTTGACGCAATCGAGATACTCACTGAAATCGAATATTCCAAAACTATCATCGAAGCGGAGGGCGAGTAAATGAGCGTTGTTTTATTAGGTGTTGATAAGCCAAAAGATCAATGCAAAGGATGCGACTTTTACGAGTACAATCCTTGTGACAATGAAGGAATTTGCTGTCCAAGACTTGTTGAGGTAGATCCTTTTTCGGTAGACGACAACTGCCCTATGAGACAGCTCCCTGATAAGCACGGACCGCTGATAGACGCTGATAGACTTTTAGCCGTTCTCAAAAGTATGGCAAGCACAAACCAAAGCGTACCGACAGAAGCTGTTCTTGATTTAATCGACCATCAACCAGTTATCATCGAAGAGGAGCGTATAAAATGAAGTATAAAGTTCTCAGCAAAAGAACGCCAGAAGATTTAGAGCATGAGCTAAATATGTTTTCAGCAATGTCTGGATGCGAAATAGTAAACGTACAGTATTCCTCACCAGCTACATCAGTCCAGACAGTAGCAGGAAGCAAAGTTTACGTTTTTCATAATGCTCTTATAACTTACAAGGAGAGGTACGATGAATTGTAAAGACAATATCGAATGGCTTAAATCACTCAAACAGCAGATAGGTCAAACTCAGCACTGCGATTTATGGCATTTCGAGCAAGTGATTGACGAAACGATAGCCAATTTAGAACCGCTCGCAAAACCTCACGGCAGACTCATTGACGCGGATAAACTCACAAAGAATATGCGAAATTACTATCCTTCAATAGATCATTTATGTTGCTCTCAGCATGTGGTTACAAAAGGAGATATTGATAACGCGCCAACGGTCATCGAAGCAGAGCATGAATCAGAAGCGCGGAAATGGGCTCGTGTTGGTGGAGAAATAAGTAAAGGGCTTCAAGAAGGAATAGAAGTCATCAAAGCGGAGGTCAAAGAATGAGTTTTATCGTTAAGGGATTGGATTTTCCTGAAACATGTGGTGAATGTCCTTGCTGCGTCGAATATGATAAAGGAGCCTGTGTTTATTACGAAGATTACCATACAGGTATGTATTGCTCTGCGCAAGATAGCGCACCAGATGTATATGACATTCACCAAAAGCTGAGTGATTGCCCACTTGTAGAAATTCCTACTCCGCATGGTCGTTTGATCGACGCGGACGATCTACTGCGGCAACCTATGAACACAGCCAATTATCCGAAGAATTACGTTCACAATGCCCCGACAATCATAGAAGCGGAGGAATGATGATGGACGAGTTAGTAAGATGGATTGCAGTTGCGTTTTCAGTAGGAATCCTTTTAGGTATCACGATAGGAATATTCATCTTTGTGAGAAGATAAGGAGGAAAAGACTGATATGTTTGTTGGTTACGGAGAAAGCGTCCTCACATTTATTGCTGACAGTTCATTAACGGAAGCAGGACAATTCGTAAAAATAGTTGAAAGCGGAACAGTCGGAAAATGTGAAGTTGGAGATACCTTTTGCGGTCTTTGTCTGGCGTTAAGAGATGGCTTCGCAGCGGTACAGCTTGAAGGATTCGCTGTAGCAAAAACGAAAAGCAAAATCCCGATAGGATATCAATGCCTTGTTGCAGGAGAGAAAGAATATGTGATATCAAGACCTCACGGGAGAGAATACCTTGTAGTCACTTCAAAAGACAATGAAGTAGGATTTATTCTGTAGGATGATGTGAAATGATAAAAAGAGAAGATATACCCAATCTCACACCTGAGCAAGCTGCGGACGAGCTTGTTTTTATGGAGTTTGAAAAAGCGCTGAAATTGGCAAGGCGTAAAGCCGTTACCGCGCACGAAGCACAGCGGTTAGTGTTCGCCTTGCTTGATGATATGTGCATTGACGCTGACGGTACACCGTCCGAAGCTGAAAACGCGGAAACCCTTGCGGATGCCATTACTTGTTATCTGCAATACGGCGAATTTTCGCTATCAAAGATTATGCGTGAAATAAGAACTGCGTATGGAAAGTAGGGGAAGCCACGATGAAACATTATTCTTTTGTAAAAATGAAAAAAGTCAAAACCATATGTGAATTCAACGAAGAAGATTTAGATAAAGCTGTCAATAAAGAAATCAGAAAGATTGAAGATGCTTGTGGAGAAGTCTTCGACGTAAAATTCCAAGTGCCAAAAGCATGTAGTGCCTTATATGCCATGATAATCTACAGAGGATAGGAGTATAGCCAATGAAACCAATATACGAACCTAAAGGAGCGGCAAAAGAGTACGGTGATCTCGCGCTCAACATCTACACCGGATGTCCGCACAGGTGTTTTTACTGTTTTGCTCCAAATGTTCTGCACCGCGACAAAGAAACGTTCCATAACATTGTGGAGCCGCGAAAAAACATAGTTGAGGAAACAAAGAAACAGATCGAAAGAGAGCATATCACCGGAAAGCTGATTCATCTGTGTTTTACCTGCGATCCCTACCCCACTGGATATGATTCAACGCCTACAAGGGAGATAATCAAGATTCTCAAAGAAAGTGGTAATCACGTTCAGATACTAACGAAAGGCGATGGAAGCAGGGATTTTGATCTACTCGATGAAAACGATTGGTATGGAGTTTCGGTATCGACTTTCAACACCACGTTAGATTTCAGAGCGATTTGTCCGTGTGAGCCGGGAGCCAAAAACCCGTATTATAGAGTGGGAATAGCAGAAAAAGCAAAAGCTCAAGGGATAAGAACTTGGATTTCGCTTGAACCTGTAGTTGATGAATATGTTTTGACTACGTTTTCTTGCTTTTCTTCCGCTTTCGACAAAGTAAAAATAGGAAAGCTTAACTACCACAAGTCGGACATTGATTGGGCGGAATTTGGAAGAAAAGCTGAAGCTCTATTTCAGAAGATCGGACTCGATTACTACATCAAAGACAGCCTCCGGGCAGAAATGGAGAAGAAATGACAATGAAAAAGATGCTTGTTGCAATGCTCTGCGTCTGCTTCCTCGCGTTAAGCATGACTGCCTGCGATGCAGAAAACTTCGATGACGCAGGAGACACTCTCGTGTGCATAGATGTAAGTGGAGCTTATGACTACAGAACCTTCTACGATAAAGAAACGAATGTTATGTATGTTTCATCAAAAGACGGCGTTTTCTCCCCACTCTATAACGCTGATGGCTCATTGAAAACATACCACAAGGACAGGTGAGTGTATTGCCTCGTGATAATGACATTGAAAGCAGAACTCTTTACAAAGAGTATCTGCTTCAGATGCTGTTCATGGATATGGATGGTGTAATCGACTCCTCCCCACCTATGACCTATGAGGAATTTTGCGAGAATATGAAGGAGAACGAAATATGAAGATAATCTGCAATAAGAAAGAGTTTGCAAACTTGGTGATCGGCTGCGACCAGTTGTCGTGCGCTAATTGTGTCTTTGAGCCTTTTTGTGAAATCGAATCAAGAAAAATCGGAGATCTCGAAAAACCAGAAGGGCTTATTTCGATGTGTGAAATAAAGGAGGAAAAGACATGCTGAAACCTGCACTCTTGTATGCAGATGAAATCACAAGAAAGTTTGCTGAACATCTGTACACGACAGACTACTATTACTACTGCGGATATTACTGCGGAAGCACCTTGCCGAAGATCGAGGAGAAAGATGACCTGTATCAATATGCGTTTGTTGATGCTGAAGATAACGTCATTGGATTCCTCACATACAGAATCAACGATTACAGTGATACTGTTCAGGACTTCGGCTTATTCTCGTTCGAGAAAGGCAATCTGATCGTTGCCAGAGACTTGTTTAATAAGCTCAAAGACCTTGTACATCGACACCACAGAGTTGAGTGGTGTGTTGTTGGCAATAACCCTGTAAAGCGGAACTATGACAGATTCTGCAAGAAGCACAACGGTTACATACACCACTACCACGAAACGACTAAGGATGAAAGCGGAAACTATATTGACAGTTTCTTATACGAGATCGTAAATACCAAAAAGAAGAAGACAAACTACGACAAAATCAAAGAAATGTCCCCGACCGAAATGGCTAAGTTCATAGCAGGTGTTCAGATTAACGAATCACAGAAGCTTAGCCCTCTGCCTATTGAGTTCATTGACACAGAATACGTTTGGAAACTTCAGGAGGAATGGCTTGGAAAGGAGGTTGATTGCTGATGTTCATCCCGGAAACCGACTGTAAACACTTTAACGTGTGCAGCTCTTGCTCCCACTTTGGCTCATGCCAAACCATCCGGCAACCGAGCAAAATGGTTAAGCTGAACGAGATCAAAGAGGAAAGCAAATGTTTCAGCTGTAAGAAAGCTAAAGGGTGCTATCACAGATCAATTTGCAAAGGAGCAAAGTAATGATAATAACGTTCGTAAAAATAGGCGGCAGGTGGGTAGAAACAAACCATGATGCAGCTGTAAAATATCTGAGGTGGAAGAATGAGCGACGGAAGAAACTGTAAATGTGCGTCTTCACAGACAGCAAAGCAGAAAATCTCCATATACGACTGCTTGTGCGGAACAATGATTTATCGAGGCTTCATCGAAGTAGATCTAATAGGAGAAGGCATCGAGGATTATTGTTGGGAGTTATGTAATTGGTCTAATTGGGCACTAAAGAAACCGGATAACCTCTTTTCTGATGTTGATAATTGTAACCACGGAATATGCTTCTATGTGCATAGTGAAAAGATTTACTACCTCGCACTTTCGCAAGGATGGTTATGCAGCACAAAGAAAGAAGATATTCTTGATTACATAAGAAAAAATAAGGACAAGCAACTATGGAGGTAAATGTATGACGTTTTGTAAAGATTGTGCTTGCTACTTTGTTTGTCAATATCAGATTCCTCAAATCGTAGGTAATTGCTTTGTTCCAAAAGCTCAAGCAAACGCAATTCCTTTGCCTTGCAAATTAGGAACAACCGTTTACGTCATAAGCGGACGAGGAAAAATAGAGGAATGTGTAGTTATAGGCGCTTACGATAAATGTCTTAACGGAAACTTACTGATGTCGGTTAAGAGAAAAGGCGGAAACAACGGATATGACATCTCCCCAAGTGATTTTGGGAGTGTTTGGTTTTTTGAAAAAGAGAGAGCTGAGAAATACAGTTCAGAAGTGTGGTGGGATTGATATGTTCACATGCAAAGACTATGCGTGCTGCGATGATATAACAGAAATAGCGCAGCAGTATAACAGTACATATACGGAGGGCAATATGCAATTTGATAGTTCTTTCTGGCGCATTTTGAAGAGAGTAAACGGGTTTCTCCCACAAGGAAAAACAGTAGATGATTTAAGCAAAGAAGACAAAGATATGATTTGGAACATCGCTTTTTTGATTTCACACGCAAGGTGCAAAAATATAGAGATCAACGAAAGTGATGATATAATATCCAAAATGGTTAAAGAGATAAAAAAAGAAGCAGAACGCGAGATAAGAGAAAAACTCGAAACAGAATTGTACGCACTTTGCTTTGGACTTTCCACAAATTTAAAGTGAGGCTAAAGTTATGAATATGTCATGTAAAGACTGCGATCACCACTGTGTATGCAAAATTGTAGACGCAGCCGGAGAGATTCATGGTGATGCGAGAGTATGCAAATGCTTCTCGCACCCTGACTACATCAGCAATGCTCAGAAGTGCCTGAATAATCTCTGTGACGAGATTTTGGGTGAGAATTGGTACACAGCTGACGCGGTAAGTGGAAATCAAGTAAACAGAATCATCGCCTATGAAATCACACAGAAATACAAGGCTGTGCCACAATTCATACGACGGATATTTGGAGGTTGATGACATGGCAACTTGCAAGGATTGCGTTCATTATGAAGTTTGTCAAATGCATTATAAGCAAAAGTGTGAGCTGACGTATGAAACGGAAAGAGAAGTTAGAATCGCGATGCGCAAAGCTCAAAAAGCTGTTGATATAGAATGCGATCACTACAAAGACCGCTCCCGATTCGTTGAGTTGTCAATTAAACCGGGCGCATTGTTGTATGTACCGTTTCGTAATCAGATTTCAAAATATATGGTTATCGCTGTTTCGATTAGTAAATTCGGAGTGTGGATTGATCGCTTACTTATAAGTGGAATAGATTGCTCGCCTGTATTAACTTGTGTAGAGGCAATCGGTAAAACTGCATTCCTCAGCAGCAAAGAAGCTGAACGTATATTGAAGGAGCGCAAAGGAAATGACAATTAAAGACATAGAGTGTTGCCCTTTCTGCGGATGTACTATATTTTTTGTTCGTGAATACGTCAAAGGTCCTATAAGGGTAAAATTTTTCGCAAATGGCGATGAAGCGAAAAACCCTGAGATGTACGATGGTATCACTTGTTACCAGAAGAAAGCAGACAACTTCATCTTCTGCGACGAATGTGAAAGGAAGCTTGCTTATGGAGATTCAGAAGAATTAACCAAATCAACAGAGAAAAAACTCAAAACGATTAGACGCTAAAAGAACTTAATGGTGATGAAGTTTGAATAAGATAAAAGCAGCAAAACTCGCATACGACATTTACCGACTTGTAGCAGAAGGAAATGCTATACATCCGTCAAGCACCTACAACTATGAGCGCCGTCAATATTGTTACATGAGTGCGATCAATAAGTGTATGTTCTTAATAGACGAACTCAAAGAACGATTGAAAGATGGACCGAGAGCAATATGAAATGTTGGAGAACTAACAAGAAAAATCCTGCAAACAAGCATAAAAGTGATCTCGAATTGCCTAACTACGAATACGGCTCTATAGCAGACGCTGCTATGATGATTAGCGCCGTTTCTACTATCTGCAAGCGTAAAAAGAGAGAAAAACACGAGGAGAGTGAAAACGATGGAAAGGAATAACATGATATCCGTCACAAAGGACTACGGTTTAGTCGTAAAGACATATACGCTTAACGTTGATGACTTGTATAAGCTCATTGATCGAAAAGCGTATGAGTTCTCGGAACGCTATAAGCGAAAACCGAGGTACATTAAAATTCCTGAATGGGTTTACGAAGCGCTTGATCGCTATGAATTTGGATTTAGGTGCAGACCTATCGGAAACGGGTTTATAAACCAGCCTCAAACCCTGTTTGGATATATCGTCTGCCCTACAGAATCTATCGAGAAAACAGAAGATATAGAAGTTTTTTGAGGAGGAACACAAATGACAACACTTGAAGCTCTTTTAGGTAACCCATTAGCGTTAGACGTAGCAAATTGGAATCCCGGAGCTATGACGTTTGTTGCTGAAGCGTATAAAATGAACGAGACGGCAGCTGAATCTGCGTTCTCGAAGATGCAAAAGAACGACATCAGAGGATGCGAACTGTACATGTTATGGAACGATTGTTGTGGAAGAGATACAAGACTTACAATCGAGGTTATCCTGTCTACATCTGTTCCGTATATCAAAAAACACATCAACAAAGATAAAGGAAGAGGTATAAGAATTGATGTTTCTGACTTATTGGAGGGCAAAACGTGATATGGACAAGATAACAGAGCATTGCCCCTTTTGCGGTAAAAACAAAGGCAGAATCAGGCAATTCAAAACAAATAGATACAGAGTTGTTTGCCAAAACTGCGGTGCAAACGGACCATCGTTCCCTGTCGCCTTTTGGCATCACTCACCGTTGATCGCTCAGAACAAAGCTATAGAAGCTTGGAACAGGAGGACGTATTATGTTAGAAGGTTACGCTGAAAAAGAGCTTGAGTACATAAACCGCTTTGCAAATCGGAAGTACAAAGCTGATGAAGTTTATGTGTTCACAGTAAACCTCTGCGACAACGATGTAGACGGAGATAATGAAGCGTTCTCTGTAGAAGCTCTCCGCGAACTCGAAAGACTGTTTGTAGGAAAAACCGGAATATTGGAAAAATCCCCATCAAGTAAAAACAGTACAGCGAGAATATTTGTATGCGGAGTAGAAAGTGTTCCCGGTAAAAAGACTAAAGCAGGTGATGATTACTACAAGCTTGTCGCACGAGCCTTTATTCCTGTAAACGAGAATACAGTTGATACAGTTTCAGACATCAAAAACGGAAGGGTTTCGGAAATCAGCATAGGCTGTTCTGTTGAAAATAGAATGTGCAGCATTTGTGGTAAAGACATCCACATCTGTGGACACAAAAAAGGAGAAATGTACGACGGAAAGCTTTGCTACTCAAAGATCTTCGATATAGTAGATGCTTATGAGTGGGCTGCTGTTGCGAATCCTACAATCAGAAAGAAATCAAAGATCAGACGGTTGACTCCTCCTGAATCGGCTATAGAGCGCCTTAAAAGAATCAAGTGTAATTCTTCAGAACAGCACAAAGCTGTTCTGACGGCGATTTCCGCTATTCGGCTTCAGTACATCGAAAAAGAACCACTGTTCGTCGACGATAATGGAGTTGATGTTTACACCTGCCCCGAATGTTGGTGCAGTATTCCGCATAAGTATCAGAGCCATTGCGATCACTGCGGTCAACAGCTTGATTGGTGGAGGTATAGAACATGAAACCTACCTGCATCTTCCCTGTTATTATGATCGCTCTTGACATTGGTGCGGCAATCACCAACATCATCAATCGAGAGTACAAAATGGCTGTATATTGGCTTGCAGCAGCCGTCCTCAACGCGGCTGTAACTTTTTAAGGAGGATATTTTATGAAGATCGCAAACGAACTGTTTCAAATAGCAGGATGGATATTCGCTATGATCTCAAACGTCATTTGGCTTGTTATCTGTCTGCGTATCAGTAATTCGTGGTACAAGCAGTTAAAGGTCATACTCACTGAGTTTGACAACATGTTCAAAGAGATGAACACAAAATACGCCGATTTTTGCAGAAAGCAAAACGAAGATTGGCTCCAAATCACGACCAAAACAATCGGAGGAGATGACGATGATGATGACAATGAAAGCCGAGAATAGTAACAAGCTAAAACCTTGTCCGTTCTGCGGAGGAAAAGCTAAACTGCATCAAGCTTACAATAGTTTCTGGCAAGTTCAGTGTAATGTTTGCAACATTGGTACGCTTATAACTACAGACAAAGAACGTGCGATTTCCGTATGGAACCGCCGTACAAAAAGTCACAAGCTTTTGAGAATCAAACAAAAGCAAAAAGGCGAAGACAACGCTAAACAAACTCAAATAGGTGTTATATTTCACAAGTAAAGGGAGGTTGACAATGGAAAATGAATTAAAGCCGTGTCCGTTTTGCGGAAGAACGCCATATCTAAACGAAATACAGCCTCATACGCACATGCTGCCCGGCTTGCCAGATTGCGAAGGTGAATGTTTCGTTGAGTGTAACTGCACTTGTTGTATGTCAGCGAAAGACAGAGAAGAAGCTATCGAGATGTGGAATAACAGGGTTGAAGACTTGTCTGCTCTCCCCAACTTCCCCTACAGGCTCACGCAAGAAGAACCTGATAACTACACAAGCGCAATGATGAATTACGCTTATGCAAAAGACGGACGCGTTGTGTTACGACACGCGAACGGAAAAGACGACATGGACTTGTGCGAATACATAGCGCAAGAAGCAAAAGAACACTGCGGAGTAAGCGCAGAATCAATAGAAGATGGTGCTTGCATAGAGTGCAATGCAGGAGATTGTATCTACGGCGTTTGCTACACTGTAGCAGTTCAGGCAGCGGAATTAAGGAGCAGGCTCGCGGCGTATGAAGATTGCTTTGATATGCCTGTCTTCTCAGAATATATCAACAAGAAAGGTTAAAGGTGAAAGTTATGAAAAACACAGTAACAGAGCAGCAGATCAAGGATTTGATTGCGAACTCAGAAATCGACGTAAGGACCGTTTACGGCAAAGCTACGGTTGTATGCTGCAAGCTTCCGAACGGATTTGTTATCACAGAATCAAGCGCAGCCGTTGATCCTGCCAACTACGACGAGGAGATCGGCAAGGATATTTGTATGGAACGAATCACCAACAAGCTGTGGGAGCTTGAAGGTTACGCTCTTACCAAAAAGCTTGAGGAAGAAAAGAATGGATAACAAAACGTGTGAAGATTGCATTCACAAAGAAGTGTGCGGATTCGCGTCAGGCGTATATGAAGTTTTCACTGAATCGGAATACCCTAAACCATGCTGCCACTTCCGTGATAAAGAAAGAACGATAACCCTTCCATGCGAATTAGGCGAACTCATTCCTGTTAGATACAAAGGCGACAACTGCAAAATGCGAGCCACCTCAGTTATAGTTGACGATCAAAACAAGAAAATGATGATCGAACTCAGAGACGGGCTGAAAAGGCTTGCTGGAAGATACACATTCCACGAAATTGAGTCCCTTATTGAGACAGGAGGAGAGTATATTGATAAAGATATTGCAAAGCTCAATCCGTGCAAAGAGTGCGGAAGCACAGATATACGCATAAGCAAATCTGTTAATCCATTTTTAGAGACTACGATCTATGCTGCGTATTGTTATCATTGCGGCGCAGGAACAAGAGAGTCGCAAATAAAGAATGTTGTAATTCGATTATGGAACAAAATGAACAAATAGGAGAACATGACGGTGATAAAGGAAATGAGAAGAAATGATGTAATGAGAATTTTTCACGAGCTTGATATAGCGAAGCATCAGCTCTCAGGCGAAGGGTATTCGTTTGATTTCAGGATTGTATTCCCCGGCGGTCACTATCTCCACACCGGCATAGGAACACCTGCACAGATGACGATGCTTGTCCTCATTCAGATGGCTGAAATCTACAAGAGGATAGCTATAATCGAAGAGAAGGAAGTTCCTTTGGAAGAGTTTGCAGAAATGATAAAGCGACGGCTGATTGAGTTTCTTGACGACAAGACAATCAGTTTTGGAGAGGAGGAAACGCATGAAACTCATAATGCCGATGCCACCTGAAGAAGCTCTGCATTATATCGAAACGATACATCACAGCATCGGTAGAAGCATCGGAAAGACTTTGCAGATCAGATTCATAGGAGCAGCAAGAAACGCTCTCGAAAGAATGGTTGCTGAAAAGCCTAAGAAAGTATATGCCCACAGTTACAAATGCCCAACGTGCAATTTGATTATACTGAATGAATTGGTTGGCTTGCCGCATTGTTGCCATTGCGGTCAACGACTTGATTGGAGTGATGTTAATGGAACCAAAGTTTAGTGTTGGGCAAATAGTATATTTGCTAAAGCCGATACGATACTACTCTGATGTTAAGATGAGAGTTGTAAAAGCCAAAGTTGTAAGGCGCTACCGCAACTACATTTGGCAGGCGAAAGTTGATGTCGGTTTGCTCGTCGAGATCTCTCATACTGAGATAGGCAAGACGGTCTTCTTCAACCGTAAAGATGCAGAAGAAGCGTACAGCAAGTATCTCATTGAAAATGAACTATTGATGAACGGCTGACGCGAGAAATCGCCAAACCGATAACGGAGGAAGAACATGAAGAAAGAAGAACTCGTCTCAGATCTTGAAGCTATCAAAGGCTATATTGAGTGGGAAATGCCCCTTAATTTCATCATCACCCTTGACAAAGTAATCGAGAAAGCAAAGCAGAAAAAGCCGAGCATAGCCAATTCTACATACAAGTGCTGCTCGTGCGGAACGAAACTACGTCCCGGTAGCAGCATCTCAAGGAGAATCAGAGATGAATACTGTCCCAAGTGCGGACAAGCTATAGATTGGAGTTGATGTTATGCCGGAACGAATGATAAGAGCTTTTCGTGAACCAGATGACTTATCAGCTTGCATAGATAAACTTGAACACAAGCTGCACAGCAAGCGCTACTTTTCCAGATCAAAACGCAAAGATGATGAAGCCACGCTTGGATTCCTGAAAAAGCTTAAAAAGCTCTGGAATGCTCCTATGCTCAGAACCCTTGCTATCGATGACTTTATCCTCGCCCAATACGATATTATCAGGATTGTTGGAGAAGGAAAATCGGTCACAGTATTCAACACTGAATACGGAAACAGACGAGATTTCATCTACACTCTCGAAGATTGTCTGCAAGCAGCCATCAAGATGATGATACCCGAAAAGATTGACGAGGCGATGCTCCACTTCTTTGTTATAGCGAGTAACCCTCAGAAAGGAATTGTCCTTGAATACGGAAACCACGGACCGAAGTTTGAACAAATCGGCGTCACTTGCGGCTACGCATAACGAAAACTTCCCACCAGAATTATGTGATTCTTCACTAAAGCGCAAAGTTTTATGCGAGCAAATGATAACGAATAATAGTGAATGATAGTAAGTGACAAAAAGAAAAGAAGATGATAGCGATTTATAGTAAATGTCAGCAAATGAAATTGAATGACACAACTACAGGTGCTACAATGGTATCGTCGAAAATCAGCCGTTTGGGAATTATCTCAGACGGCTTTTGCTTTTGGAGATGGTACATTTGAGCTACGACTTTCTGATAGTTGGAGCTGGGTTGTTTGGTTCTGTATTTTGCCAGATAGCATCAGCGCACGGAAAACGATGTCTTGTTATCGACAAGAGGAACCATATCGGCGGTAATTGCTATACGGAAGAGATCGAAGGAATACATGTACACAAATACGGTCCTCACATCTTCCATACAGATAGCGAAAAGGTCTGGCAATACATAAACTCCTTCTCCAAGTTTACGCCGTTCATAAACGCTCCTATAGCGATCTATGAAGGGCAAAGTTACAACCTACCATTCAACATGAATACGTTTGCCAAGATATTTGGCGTAACATCTCCCGCAGAAGCGATTGAAAGAATAAAAGCTGACATCAGCTTCACCGGAACACCATCGAACCTCGAAGAGAAAGCGATCTCCCTTGTAGGCGATACGATTTACAACATGCTCGTAAAAGGCTATACAGAAAAGCAATGGGGCAAAAAATGTTCAGATCTGCCGCCTGACATTATCAGCAGATTGCCTTTGAGGTTTACATACAGGAATGATTATTTCAACGACAGATATCAGGGAATCCCGAAAAACGGTTACACAGAAATCTTCAGCAAGTTGTTGAGTAATGCAGACGTTATCCTCAACACGCCATTCAAGGAAGAATATGAACTTATAGCAAAGAAGATTATCTATACAGGCAAGATCGACGAATACTTTGACTATAAGTTCGGTAGGCTGGAATACAGATCGCTCAGATTTGAAGAGGAAACCATTTCAGGAGTTGACAACTATCAAGGCAACGCAGTTGTGAACTACACCGAAAGAAACATTCCGTTCACAAGGATAGTTGAACACAAACACTTCTCCACCAATCCCATCAACAACGGTAAAACGGTGATTACACGCGAATATCCAGCCATACACGATGATCTCAACGAACCCTACTATCCTATCAACAATTACGTAAACAACGCCATATACGCTGAATACAAGCGTTTATCAAAAGGAAAAGATAATATCATATTCGCAGGAAGGACGGGAGACTACAGATACTACGACATGGACGACACTATATTAAACGCCATTGAGCTTGCTGAAAAGCAGATATAGGAGGAATACAAATGAAAAAAAGCATTGAAGTCGTCGAATTAAAAGTAGGCGACCTCAAAACCGGATTTGGCAATCCGAGAAAGATCTCCAAAGGCAAACGAGATGAACTTGAACGTTCGCTCGACACTTTTGGAGATTTTGGGCTTATCGTCATAGACGAGGACAACAACATCATCGCAGGAAATCAGCGGTGCAGTGTTCTGTTGGAGAAAAGCCCCGACACAACTGTTTTGTGCAAAAGAATTGTCGGCTATTCAACTGCCGAAAAGAGAGCAATCAACATCAAAGCCAACACCCACGCAGGTGAATGGGACTACGATGTGCTCGCTGACTGGACGGCTGATCTTAGCGTAGATCTCGGAATCACCGAATCCAACAAAAAGGTAGGCGACAGAAAAATCAACGAGATGGAGCTTCTTCACTACGAGAAATACGACTACATTCTCATAGCCTGCAAAGACTCCTTTGACTACGACGAACTTGTTTCCAAACTCGGAATACAAGGCGCTGTTGTATACGTTACGAACAAAAGAAAGATTCAAGGAAGAGCTGTTTGGTATCACAAAATCAGAGAGAAACTGTTCGGCAAAGAAGAGAATAAAGGAGAAGCTACACAATGATCGACAAAAGAAAAGTAACCGTTTTGTTCACCGCTTGCTGCGGATGGCCCACCTGCGGAACCATAGACACGTTGAGAAAAAGCAGAGATTTGGATTTCAAAATCATCGGCGTGGATTGCAGCCCGAATCCTGCCGCAGCTAATTACGTCGATGTACTCTGCAAAGTTCCGAGATACGACGACAAAGAATACATTCCGGAGCTTCTTCGCATATGCAAAGCAACAGGCGTTGAGCTTGTGATACCGCTTATCAGCGACGAAATCGACATCATCAGTCTTCACAGAGATGATTTTGAAAAGAACGGCATTAAAGTTTCTCTTTCCGGCAACAAAGATAAGCTTGACATCGCCAACAACAAATACATGCTCATGCAATTCCTCGAAAGCCGTTCCCTCTTCTATATGCCAAAAGCGATCAAGGTCAACAAGGATAATTGGGAGGAGGCGCTTTACGCACTCGGTTATCCCGACAAGCCTGTCTGCATCAAGAGAGTTGATGGTTGCGGCGCTTCAGGCTTCAGAGTCATCGACGACGAGATGGCAAAGAAAAGCGTCTTCGCCAGAACGAGAGACCTCAGAGCTAACAAGTACACGTCGAAAGCACAGGTTGAACTTGCTATCGACGACATCGGCGAAGATTTTATGCTTCAGGAACACGTTTCCGGAACAGAAGGAAGCACCATTTGCCTCGTAGATCACGGAAGAACCGTGTACGCTGTAACTCACAGAAATATGAAGATGGAATTTGCCACTTCTACCTACTGTGAGTTGATCGAAAGCAAGGAAGCGAACGAAATCGTCACGAAGCTCAACGAGCTGTTCGAGCTTGACGGCAATATCGGATATGATTTCATCAGAAGAGATGATGGAAAGCTCTTCCTCCTCGAAATCAATCCGAGGATAAGCGCTACCGTTTCTCTCACGGCCAAAGCCGGTCTCAATCTTGTCGAGCTTGGTATCAAACACGCCCTTGGCATTAAAATCGACGAAAACATTACGCCTGAATACGGCATGAGGTTAATGCGGAACTACGGCACGTTGTACGAAAAGGACGGTGTCCCTCGTGGCAGATGGTAACTTCACCTTTGGCGTGTACATTCCGTCAGTAGGAAGGTACGAAAGAGGAGTCATCACCGGAAAGTGGTTTGAAAACCCAAAGCATATCGTAAGAAAGTCGCAGGAACAGCTCTACATTAACGCAGGTTTTCCTAACGTTATCGGAGTTGAAGACGAAGAAATCAATCAGTATTCCAAAGTCTATAATTGGATTGTCGATAACGCAGAAGAAGATGTAGTAGCGATAGTAGATGATGATGTAAAGAATTTCATCTACAGGTTAGAGAGGAACTACTCTATTGATGATGTAGAGACGTGCCAAGCTGAATTTGAACGTCTTGCCCAACTTATCTACGATCTCGATATTGGAGTTGCTTTTGGCTCCGCTACACCTACTCCTTATGTGTATACAAGCGAGTTTGGCTGGTACGGGATCCCCGGAGCGTTCAAGGTAGTGAACAGAAAATGTATCAAAGCGAGAATGGACACAGAACTTCCTCGCAACACCGATATTGACTATGTTCTCACGGAGCTTCTGCTTAACAGAGTGTGCCTGAACGCAAAGTACCTCGTTGACAATCCGCAAGAAGATGACATCACGAACACCACGGGATCAAGCTACAACCGAGAAGACATCGCAGCGTCAGTTGAGATGATGAAAGCTAAGTGGGGAAAGTATTTTGATTACAACGCGAACAAGAACGTTCCCAAAATATTAGTAAACCGTTGAGTTAAGATTAAAAAATCTTATTACATTATTGACGCAAGAGTTAATTTGTGGTAGAATAAAAGTACCAAATAATACAAAGAAACGAGGTAATGTAATGAAGTTAATGACAGACGGCGGTTACAGTATGTACACAATGTCAAGTATGCTTCAGAAAGCAATCAGACGGGCAGACATCAACAGAGCAGCCTTTGCTGCCAAAGAACTGAGAGGTAAGTTCCCTGATTATCTCTGGAAACGCCTCTATGTAATCTCTGCTGAAGATTGCTACGGAGTGATGACAAAGGAGATCGTTGCTTTGAAGATAGCCGACGACACCGTAAACAAAGGCAGAAAAGGCTACGACAGAGATTCGATCTTCCTCAGCAAAGCGGTAACGCTTTTATGTATGGCTCGAAAGAACAGGGATGCCTGTTACGTAGCCTGCAACTTTATGAGTATGGTAAGAACGCTGAGACCGGAAGAGATCCCGAACGAATACATCAGCAACATAGATGAAGCTGAACTTGGCGTTGAAGGAGTACCCGATTGGGTTTTTGACGTTCACACCTACGAAGGAAGAAGAAAAGGCAAGACAGAGTTCGACATGATCGTTGATGAACAAGCTGCATTGAAGCCGTTGCAACTCTCTCTTTTCGATAACGGAAGTTGGGAGATATCCAACCAGAGAGACATCGACGAAGGAAGGATTGACAGAGCAACGATTCCGAGAGTAAGGGACTTTGAACGTCAAAGAGAACTCGATCCGACTCACTTCGGTGAGGATATGGAAATAAAAGATCCAATTTGGTAACGAAAAAACAGCAAAGAGCAGTCTCACGAAAGTGCGGCTGCTTTTTTTATGAGGTTAATATGAATGCGTACTATCTTTTTAGTAAGCGTGTGCTCGAAAGAAACGTAAAAGAAGTTAAGCGAGCATACGAAGAAGCAGGCGTTGATCTTGCTTTGTCGTACAGCTTTAAGACAAACTCTCACTATGAAGTGCTTCAGGAGATAAGAAGAAACGAAGTTTACGCAGAGGTTGTGTCAAAGAACGAATATTGCAAGGCTTTGTCTATCGGGTATAAAAGCTCAGAAATCATCTACAACGGCGTTATACCGGACACACACGGCAAGTGCTTACTTCTGGTAAACGGAGGAATTGTCAATGTAGACAACTATGACGAGCTTGTCGAAATCGACGACTACATAGGAAAGATGAAGAATCAGTTGGTTATCAGGAGAAACAGCGTCTTCCCCATCGGTCTCCGGCTCAACATTGACGTTGGCAACGGAATAAACTCTCGATTCGGCATTGAGTACAAAAGCGAAGATTATTACAAGTGCATTGATTTTCTTGGATTGAGCACCAACCTCGTACTGAAAGGCATCCATAACCACGCATACGGTACGAGAGACCTTGTATATTACAAGCCGCGTGTAGATATGATGGCTTCCATCGGAAAGATGCTCGGCGTTCGCTACATCGACTTAGGAAGCGGAATGTACGGGTTTATGGACGAAAGGCTCGTAGAGTGGTTTGGCGGAAATATCCCTACATTCGACGATTATGCAAGAGTAACCGCAGAAGCATTGGCAAGAGAGTTTCCTGATGGAAATGCACCGAAGATTATCCTTGAGCTCGGAACACCGTTGATCGCCAACGCGATAAAACTCAGAGCGCACGTTACAAACATCAAAACGATAAGAGGTCAAAAGTTTGTAACGCTTGATTGCTCAATGTTTGACCTCGGATTTACCAACCGTAAAGCAAACCCTCCGATGGACGTTTCTCACACATCGAACAAGAAAATATCCCTTCAAGGAGTCGATCTGCTCGGCTATTCCTGTATGGAGAGCGATATAGTCTATAGAGGTTTCACGGGAGAATTATCTGTTGGAGATACGCTTACATTTGCCAACTGCGGAGCTTATACGATAGCTCTTGAAAACCACTTTATCAACGAGCCTCTCGAACTCAAAGTTGTCAGATAACTACCGCTTTTTGCTGCGTTTCCGGCTTGGAGGTGATAGATTTGGCTCGTGATGATAACCTTATCCCCTTTGACGAACGAACAGAGGAAGAACAGAGAGAAATTCGCTCCAAAGGCGGAAAGGCAAGCGGAGTCGCAAGACGAAAGAAGCGAGATGCCAAATCCGCCGCAAAGCTAATTCTCGAACTTCCGACAACGGAGACTGTAACACGAAATCTCGAAGCATTAGGTCTTGATAATGAAGAAGATTACACCAATATTGTAGCTATGATGGCGCGAGCTTTCTTGAAAGCTATGGGTGGAGATGTAAACGCGATGAACTTTCTGGTTGAAATGGCTGGCATTTCTCCGAAGTTCAAGCTCGAAGTGGAAAGGCACAAGAGGACCGTGCTCAAAGAAGACAAAAGCAACAATGCTGTTGATGATTGGATAAGCGCTGTAAAGAACGCAAGCAAAACTAACAATGAAAAGGACTCTGATCGATGAAGTCGAATCAAAGAAAATCCTTTCTGAACGAAAGAATGACTATTTATCAGAAAAAACCGACAGTGTTCTTCGACGAAGTAACGCATTTCGATCCTGATGAATGGCAAAAGAACGTTTCTTTGGATATAGCTTCAAGTCCGAGAGTATCTGTACGATCAGGACAAGGCGTTGGAAAGACCTGCCTTGAAGCAAATCTGATTATATGGTTTTTATCGTGTTTTGAAAACGCGAGAGTGGTCGCTACAGCTCCTACAGCTCAACAGTTAAGCGATGTTCTCTGGTCTGAGGTCAGAAAGTGGATAGATAGAAGCGAACTCGCAAGCGCATTACTTGTATGGACAAAAACGCACGTTGCTATGCGCGGCTGCGAAAGCAGATGGTTTGCTGTCGCAAAGACAGCATCAAAGCCTGAGAACATGCAAGGCTTCCACGAAGACAACATGTTGTTCATCATTGATGAAGCATCCGGTGTTTCAGATGAAGTCCTTGAGCCTGTATTTGGTACGCTCACAGGCGCAAACAACAAGCTCCTTATGTGCGGAAACCCTACAAGAACAACAGGAGCGTTTTATGACAGTCACAACAGAGATAGGGCGCTTTACAAGTGCCACAAGGTCAATTCTCTTTACAGCAAAAGAACAAACAAACAAAGCATAGAAACTCTCATACGAAAGTATGGCGAAGAAAGCAACGTAGTGAAGGTCCGTGTTCTCGGAGATTTCCCTACGCAAGAAGACGATGTATTTATTCCTCTCCCCCTCGTCGAGCAAACGATCATCAACGAAATCGAAATAGAGAAGATCGACAGGATCTCCATTGGTGTTGACGTAGCTCGATACGGAGATGATGAAACCATTATCGCTACCAATGTTGGAGGAATGATAAAGCTCCCTGTAATCAGGCACGGACAAAACCTTATGGCTACTGTCGGTGACATTGTAATACAGTACAGGAAGTTGGTAAAAGACTATCCGCAGTACAAAGGAGTTATCACCTGCAACATAGATGATACAGGTCTTGGCGGCGGTGTTACAGATAGGCTTGAAGAAGTTAAGGTGGAGGAGCGGTTAAGGCGGCTCGAAATAGTACCTGTCAACTTCGGAAAGAACCCTCCACAAGACGGTTCTGAAGAACACTACGGAGACATTGCTACATATATGTGGGCAACAGTTAAAGACAAGATGGAAAGCAGAGCTATCTCTATTCCTAACGACGAAGAACTTGTTGCTCAACTGTCTGTTAGGAAATACCATATATCAAGCAATGGCAGACTACAGCTTGAAAGCAAGAAAGAAATGAAAGCAAGAGGAATTAAGTCACCTGATAGAGGAGACGCTGTTGGTCTTTCTTGCTTCACTCAGAATAAGGTTTACAACGGATTTATCGACAACGCAGAAACCGTCATTATTCCTATCAGTGCTGTACACGCTATGCACATTATGCAGGTGAACATCGGCATAAGCATAGGAAGCTCCGTTTCAGGAACCTCCATCGTTGCCACAGCCATCATAGAAAATCACAAGAGAGTTGTTGTTTTGGCTTCAAAGACATTTACCGGAGAAGTTGAAACAAATGCTCTTGGCAAAGAATTTAATGATTTTTGTCGTGAGATCCAAAAGCGCCACAACAAGCTTGATTACGCTTATTGTGATTCAAAAGAAAGATTCCTGTTCAAGTGTATCAGGGACTCTGCTGACAAGTACAACATTCCGATCACAGTGCGAACTGCGGCAGATGATGATGTAAACAACAGAATAAGATTGACAACAAGGCTCTTTGCTCAGAATCGCTTATTCCTTACGGAAGATTGCGAAACACTTGCAAGAGCCTTTACTACTGCCACTTGGTCTGAAAAGAGCACAGATGACAGTAGAAGTGCAAACTCTGAAACGGGTACACTCAACGCCTTTGAGTACACGATAGAGAGAGAAGCAGCGAGATTTATATAAAAGGTGACGGACAATGTTTGAAAGAATCAAAGAGTTTTTCGGGAGGATAAGAACGATGTTCAAAGGTGGAAATGTAATGCGGAGCATCGCTGAAGTCACAAAAGAACAGACGATAGCTTCAACAGACATGATGGATGCTATAACGAATTGGCTGGCGATGTTCTCCAATGAAGCGAAATGGTTAAAGAATAATCCCATCACGCTTGGTCTGCCTGCGATCATCGCTTCTGATATAGCGAGATCTGTCACACTTGAAATGGAAGTAAACGTCTCAGGTTCCGAGATGGCTGATTTTATCAGCGATCAGCTCCAATCGGTCAGAAAGAATATAAGGGTCAACACGGAATACGCCTGTGCAGGTGGCGGAATCGTCTTCAAGCCCTATGTTTCTGACGGAAGAATAATCACGGAGGTTGTTCAGGCTGATTACTTCTGCCCTCTTGCGTACAACAATTCCGGCAAGATTACTGCCGCGTACTTCCTATACCGCAGTTGGAAGGGTAGGAAAGTCTACAGCAGACTTGAACGCCATGAACTCAACGGAACAGATTACACTATAACGAACAAAGCGTATGTTTCGTCCGTAGAAGAAGCGATTGGTACACCGTGTCAGCTTTCAGAAGTCGATGATTGGGCTGATATTGAACCGGAAGTAACGATCAACGATATAGAGTCACCGCTTTTCGCCTACTTCAAAATTCCGATAGGCAATACGGTAGATAAAAACTCGCCTCTCGGTGTTTCTGTTTACGCAAGAGCAGTCAACCTTATCAAAGACGCTGACGAACAGTACAGTAGGTTGCTTTGGGAGTACGAAGGCGGTGAACTCGCCATCGACGCAGCTGAGGACGCTTTCAGGAGAGTAAACGGAATGCCTGTTCTCCCCAAAGGAAAAGAGCGATTGTACAGAACCAACAATCTCGACTCTGCTACCGCGAGCACCGACAGCTTAATGAAAGAATGGGCTCCGTCCCTTCGTGATGCCAACTACATGTCAGGTCTGAACAGAATCCTCCTACAGATAGAGGACGCTTGCTGTTTGTCGAGAGGAACACTCTCAGATGTTGACACTGTAGCAAGAAGCGCTACGGAAATCAAGATAGTCAAGCAGCGATCATATTCCACTGTTACCGATATTCAGAAGTCGCTTGAGTATGCTCTCGACGATCTCGTTTACGCCATGTATGCCCTCGCTACCCTCTACAATCTCGCTCCGAACGGCAAGTACAACACAACGTATGTATGGGATGACAGCATCGTTATCGACGCTGAAGTTGAGCGAATGAGAGATCAAAACGAAGTCGCTCAAAAGCTTATGCCTAAGTACCAATACAGAATGAAGTGGTACGGTGAAGACGAAATCACAGCAAGGAAAATATGCGATGAAATGGATGGGGTTTCAGACAATGAAATCCTCGGTTTCGCAAAGATCGCAAACGGAGATGAAGACGAAGACAAGGAGAAGCAGAAGGAAGATGTCAACGCAAAGGAAACAAAATCAGCAGGAAAAGAATCAAAGTAAGATGAAATGCCCTTACGCTGTTCATCGGCAAGAAGACCTTATCAGTCGTAGTATAAGCGGCGGAAACGGTCTTTCTACCGTCATACAGCAATTCGATAACAGAGCCATCTTTGCGGATTGCCTGCAAGAAAACTGTGGCGCTTACAGAAACGGAAGATGCCACTACAAAGGATGACGGAAAATGAAAGAAAACCATTTCCTCAACAGCGAGGGCTATCCTGACCCGACAGCTTACGCTTGTATAGAGAAGGAGAACAATCTCGAATACAGGGTGAACACTCTTATCAAAGTTCTAAAAGGCATCATCGCTTTGAGCGGATTCGAGCTGATAACCAGAATTGAGGTAAGAGATAAGCGCAGCGGAAGAGAGTTTAGATAGGAGGATGTATGTTACAGCCTGAATATCTTATGACCGTAGCCGACCCTGTAGTTGAAGTTTACAGCCAAGTCGAAGTTGAGATACTTGATGATATAGTCAGAAGGATATCTAAAACAGGAAAGTTCACTCAAACCGCTTCATGGCAGTTAGCAAGGGCAAGAGAATTTGGATATTTCAGCGGAGATGTAACCAAGATTCTATCCAATGCTACAAGGTTGTCTGAAAAAGAAATCAAACGCATTATGGTAGAGTCAGGAGCTAAAGCATTAGCTTTCGATGACACTATTTATAAAGCTGTTGGGCTTTCTCCTATCAAGCTCACACAATCGCCTGTCTTGATGGCAATGCTATTGCAAGGGACATCAGATACACTACAGCTTCTATCAAACTTCACCAAAACTACCGCTAATATGGCAAATATCGGCTTCAATAACATTTTAGATGAAGCTTTCCTAAAAATCCTTACCGGAACATTCGATCCTATAACAGCGATTAAAACGGCAATTAAGAAGATCGCATCGCAAGGGATAAACAAGATCGCTTATCCAACAGGCCATGAATCAAGCTTAGAAGTTGCTGTTAGAAGAGCTGTTATTACAGGAGTTAATCAAGCTTCTTCCAAGCTACAGCTCGAAAGAGCTACTGAAATGGGATGCGACCTTGTAGAAGTAACAAGTCACTCAGGTGCAAGACCTTCACACGCAGTTTGGCAAGGTCAGGTTTACTGTGTCAACGGAACAACGAGAGAATACGGAAATCTCGCTGAAGAAACAGGGTATGGAGAAGGTGATGGTTTATGCGGTTGGAACTGCTACCATAGCTTTTACCCGTACTTTGAAGGTCTATCTACAAGAGCGTTCTCGCCGGATCCATCTGCTGACGAAGGAAGAGATAACGACGAAGACTACGCACTTCAGCAAAAGCAACGAACATACGAAAGAAGAATTAGGCAGTCAAAAAAAGAGTGCCAACTTCTGAACTCAGCCATAGAATCAACAGACAGTGAAGCGCTTGAAAAAGAATTGTACGCAGATTTTCAAAGGGCTTCAGTGCTGTTGAAAAACAGAGAGCAAAGGCTTAAAGACTTCCTTGCAGAAAACGCGAGAATCAGGCAGAACGACCGCGAATGGGTTGCCGGATGGAACAGAAGCGTTAGCAGCAAGGCTGTTTGGGCGAATAGAAAAGCAACGAAAGGAAGCTAATAATGAGAGAACTTATAACAATCCAGAAGAGAAACAAGCTTAACACTGTTTTTGCGGTAGACGAACCCGGCAACGGCGGAGCAAATCACGAATACCTCATTAAAGTTCCTGTGGATGTGGAGGTCAAGATCACATTCCAGAACGGCGCGAGAAATGATGAAAACGCTGTCAATGGTGTTCTCGACACCGACCTTCTCGAAATCGTCCGCGACAGGCTCAAAGGCTTTCAAACCGGTGATTTCGCAACCAGAGAAAACGCCATCGCCCTCACCCACATCGAGGAAGCTCTGTTGTGGATGAATAAACGTGTAGAGGACAGAGCAGCAAGAAACGTCCTCGGAACCTACGAGAAGTAATCAAGGAAGTGCAGAATGAATGAGTTTCAAAGTGGCTTTACTTAGCCGTCTGCCTCAGAGCGCAGACGTAGATAGATTTCTTTTCTTGGTGAATGGAAAAAGAACCATTCGGTATTACGGAGACAGGTACACGAATGAGCAAGCCAAGAACATGCTCCTTAAAGAACTGAAAGAATCGAGTAGCTAACGCTGCTCGTTTTTTTATGCCCGAAAGCTGTAGGGCGTTTATAAGAAACAGCTAATTTCCCTTTCTGTCAGGGATATATAGGCAGATAGCAGTTGTCGGAGTGAACCGACGTTTAAGCCAAATCAGCGAAGAAAGGTACACCATGTACGAATACCTCAAAGCCTTATTCGGTACTACCGAAGACGGCAATCCTGAATCCCTCACATACGATCAGCTTGTCGAAAAGCTCGGCGCAAACAAAGATATTAAGCTTGCTAACCTCGCAAGCGGCGGTTACGTCTCGAAAGCCAAGCTCGATGCGAAAGAAACCGAACTGAACGGCATTAAGACACAGCTTGACGAAGCAAACGCTACGATTCAGTCCTACAAGGACATGGACATAGACGGCATCAAGAAGTCTGCGGCTGATTGGGAAAAGAAGTATCAGGACGACACGGCAGCTCTTCAGAAGCAGCTTGAAGACAACGCAAGGGCGTTTGCTCAGGACCTGTTCCTCACCGGTTACAAGTTTTCTTCTGTTCCTGCGAAAGAGGGTGTTAAAGCCGCTTTTGCTAAGAAGAACTTCCCGTTTGAGGATGGCAAGTTCCTCGGCGCTACTGAGTTTATGGAAGGTCTTATGAACGATGAAGGCTACAAGAACGCCTTTGTTGTAGAAGCTCCGCCTGAACCTCAGCAGGAGCCGAAGCAGGAAGACACTCCCCCTCCGCCCAAGTTTGCGTCAAACAAGCAGACACCGCCCCCTCCGAAGAAGAAGAGCCTGCTTGAGCTGATGAAGCTCAAAAATGAAAACCCGGAGGCGGCAATTGACTTCGATTAAATAACGAAAGGAAGAAGAAAGAATGTCACTCTCTGTATTTGATAAGAAAATCTTTAATGGCGAAGTCTTTCAGGGCTACGTCGAAAGAATCCCCAACCCCAAGAGAAATGAGCTGATTAAGTCCAGAGCCATCCGCCCCCGTCCTGAGTTGGCGGCTACACTCGGCGATCATGACGGCGGAAACTACATGACCTCTGCCATGAACGGTCTTCTCAGCGGCTCCACCGTTGTGAACTACGACGGTCAGACGGACATCGAGAGCAACAGCACCGATACCTACAAGCACAGCAGAGTTGTTGTGGGTCGTGGCGGCGCATGGACCGAAAGAGACTTTACCCGTGATGTCAGCGGTAAGGACTTCATCGAGAACATCGCCGAGCAGATCAGCGACTTCAAGGAGGAACTCGATCAGGCGACCATCATCCATATCCTGAACGGTGTCTTCAGCATGAGCGACGCCGAGGGCGCGAAGTTCGTAATGGCTCACACTACGGACGTTACTGCAAACCCTGCAACCGGTGAAGTGAAGGCAGGCTGCATCGGCGGAGCAACTTTAAACAGCGCAATCCAGAAGGCTTGCGGTGATAACAAGGGCAAGTTCAGCCTCACTATCATGCACTCCACGCCTGCGACCAACCTTGAGAACCTGAAGCTTCTGTCTTACATGAAGTACACGGACGCTCAGGGTATCGAGAGAGATCTCGCTCTTGCTACCCTCAACGGCAAGACTGTTCTCGTTGATGACGGTATGCCCACCTTCACTCAGTATCTCACCGCAGGTGTGTACTACGTTACTCCCGGCGGCACCTTCGCCGAGGGCGATAAGATCGTCGTCGCAGGTGTAGAGGTCACTGTTGGCAGCACCGTTACTGCCGCAGCTATCGTTGAGCAGCTCGAAGCCGCGCTCGCTACCAACGCGAAGTACACCGCAGTTGCAGGCACAGGTGCTGAGGCTGGCAAGCTGGTTCTCACCGAGAAAGCCGGTTACTACGGCGAAGGCGCTCCTGCCGTGTCGAAGACCTCTACCGCAGGTACTGTTGCTGCTACTACCAAGACTGCTGCGACATCTGCGACTGCTTATGTCACCTACATTCTCGGCGAGGGCGCGATCGAGTACACCGACTGCGGTGTAACCGTACCTTACGAGACTGAGCGTAACGCCACCAAGAACGGCGGTCAGGACACGCTGATTATGCGTCAGCGTAAGTGCTTCGCTCCCTACGGTATCAGCTTCACTATGGCTTCTATGGCGAGACTTTCGCCCACCGATGCCGAGCTTGAGAACGGCGCGAATTGGGAGATCGTAAGCACCCACGGCTCCGAAGGTAAGAAGTACCTTGCTCATAAGATGATTCCGATTGCTCGTATCATCTCCCTCGGCTAAGAGGAGGTGTTACTATGGTTCTGATGAAGAAAGGAAACGACACAAAGTATGTGGCGGATATTTTTATTCCTAATTATCTTAGCAGGGGATATGAAGTTATATTCCCTAAAAAGAAAGCTGAAACCTCTGCTCCGGTGGTCGTGGAAGAGAAGCCTAAAGAAGAGCAACAGCTCAACAGTGCTGCTGAAACGCCCACCGTAAAGGAAGAAGCCGAAATCACAGAACCTGTCGTAGCTGAAGCTGAATCCGAACCTGTTGCGAAACTCACGGAGGACGCAGAAGCAAAGCCTGTCGATACTGCACAGACCGCAGAATCTCCTTCCGAAAAGAAGTCCATGAGCTGCCCAATCTGCGGCAAGCAGTACACCAAGAAAGCATACCTCCTGAAGCACATCGAGAAAGAACATCCCGAAGACTAAGGAGGACGCTATGGCTTATATCGACAAGAACTACTACGACACCACTTTCAAAGGTGAAGCAATCGAAGATGCTCTCTTTAATCGGCTTGCCGATATAGCCTCCGAAATAGTTTACGGCGTATGTATCATCAAACCTGAAGGAGATGACCTGATAGACGAAACTTTCAAGAAAGCGGTAGCCTATCAGGTCGAAATGCTTTATCAGCAAGGTGGTATAGACGCTGTAACAGGCTTTTCGGAAGCATCTATGGCTGGCGGAAGTGAGAGTCTCGGAGATTACTCTGTTTCAGAAGGAAGCGGCTCAGGAAGCACAGCCAAAGTCCAGACCTTTGAAGGTGTGCCTGTATCATCTGTAACCATCATGCTGCTCAAAAGGCTCGGTCTTATGCGTAGATGGGTTTACTCAAGGTGGTGTGACACTTGAGAATGTTATCTATGCTCAAAGATACTGTAGAGCTATATCTCTACATCGGAGAGTTTGACGATGAAGCGCAGTTTCAGAAAGTTATCATCAATAACTGTTATTGCGTTACTAACAAAGGCGCAAACAGCACTGCCCGTGGAAAAGCACCATCAGACAGCGTTAAGTTCTACATCTTCGACAGCAAATCTGTAGTTGTTTCTGAATATGGTACGCCTTTGCAGTACGTTCCATACGAAGAATGGAAATATGCAGTGGATAAATCCAAAAAGTGGACTTTATCCGATAAAGGAGAAGACTACTTCAGTATCGTTGGAAACGACAACAGGTATAAGATCGCCAGCTTCAGCAGGAAGAAAACAGGTAGAAAACGCATGTGGCATTTCGAGGTGATTGGACGATGAAGTATCACTTCCACATCAACACCCAAGCGTGTATCGGACGTTTCTCAAAGAAATACTCCGATGCTCAAAAATTCCTCGATAGCGAGGTATTGAGAGATAGCGCACCCTATGTACCTATGCGAACAGGAAACCTTATGAGAAGTGGTAATGTTGGCACCAAGATAGGAAGCGGAAAGGTAGTTTACAATGCGCCATACGCAAGAGCTATGTATTACGGCTTCCATCTCCACTTCTCAAAAGAAAAGCACCCGAAAGCCCGTTACCAATGGTTTGAAGCTGCAAAAGCCACCAAGAAAGAAGAATGGCTCAAAGGTGTCAGAAGAATCATCAAAGGTAGGTAACGATGTCAAGAAGTTTCACTAACGATGGTGTTGTGATAGCTAAGGCAGTAAGAGACCATCTTAACTCATGGGAGAAGCTCCCTGTTCAGATCATGCTTGAGGATCTAGGTAAAGATGTTCCGAGCATGATGCTTCAGCAGCTTTCGGCAGCTGAAAAGAAAAAAACATACGTCAACGGCTCCTATATAGGAGTTTGGAACTTTGCTGTTTATATCAGAGTTGCAGGAACAGATACAGCTTCGCGTCTTGACGCAGTTGCTTGCCTGAACGAACTCGCCGACTGGCTCACTGAGCTTAATGGAGAAGGTTGTTTTGCTCACCTTCCTGCTCTCGACGACTATAAGCAGCCGACAAGCATACAGGTTACGTCAACGCCCTCATGCGTAATGAGATATGATGACGGAATCGAAGATTACCAAGTGATTTTATCGCTTGAGTACAAAGTAAGGAGGAAAGTATAATGGAAGACCTTGTTTTTCGCTATCAGTGGGAGTCATACATGAAGATTCCCGAAAGCACCCCTGAGTATGCTCTGATTGGCGAGGGTTTTACTTCGCTCTCTGAATCAAAGAACTCGAAGGAATACACGAGAAAGTACGTTCACGACAAAACTGAGAGAACCGACGTAATCGGATATTCTCCCAGCATTGCGTACAGCTGCGACAAAATCAGCGGCGATCCTGTTGTCAATGAAGTCGTCAAAATCCACGACGATGAACTCGTTGGCTCAGACGCTCGCAGAGAAATCGTATCGGTAAACCTTTGGGAGACCGCAGAAGGCGAAAACACCTACAGAGCAAGAAAGCGCACCTTTGCTGTTATCCCCTCGAACAAAGGTGATGGCACCGATGCGCTTATTTATACAGGCACTATGAAAGCGTGCTCTGATTTCGTTCCCGGCACTTTCAACCGCGCCACAAAGCAGTTTGTTCCTGATACTGCCGCGAGCGGCAACGCAAACAGTGATAGCGGCAACGCAAACAGTAATAGCAGCAACAGCCCCGGAAACGGCGGAAACTGATAACCACGAAAGGAATATGAGCAAATGAGCCAAGAAGTAAAAACCGTGTTCGAGCACAACGGAGCAACGTATGACTTCGACATCAGAGATGCCGATATGCAGGAAGCCTTCGAGGATGCTATCGACAAGCTCAGAGTAGCTGAAAACAGCCTTCCGAAGGAAGGCAAAGGCTCTGTAATCATCAGAGCACAGTGCAAGATGTTCAAAGATTTCTTTGACGATCTTTTCGGCAAAGGAGCAGGCGTTGCTGTCTGCACGGAAAAGAACAATATTTCCATATGCTACGCTGCGTATTACGCGCTGCTTGAAGTTGCGAGATCGCAGAAGTCAAGCATCTACGAAATCAAGAACACGTTCTCTCGCTATTCCAACAGGCAGCAGACCAAACATCCCGGAAGCAAGAAGCACAAAAAGAAATGAATCTATTGCTTGATATACTCCCTGAAACCGAGGTCATCGGCGGAAGGGAGTATTTTATGGATTGCAATTTCAGGACCTGCATAATTCTTGAGAAAATCTTGAAAAGTAATTGCAGCAGCAGGAGAAAAGTGCTTGAATCGATTGACCTTTTCTTCCCTGACGAAAAGCCGAGCGATATCATAGCTGCAACAGATGCTATACTGCGTGTTTATCGTTGCGGTGATAACGATAAGCCAGACAAAAAAACGAAAAAGAACGGCAATGTAGCGCTGAAAAACAAGCTGATTTACGACTATGATTACGACGCTCCGTATATCTACGCAGCTTTTCTTGCCCAATACAGGGTAGATCTGAATGACATCGATTTTTTGCATTGGTGGAAATTCCACGCTATGTTTGTAGGGCTTGAGAAAAGGAGCAAAATCGTCGAAATAATGGGATATCGAGCTGCAAATCTCAATGAAATCAAAAACAAGAGAGAGCGCGACAGAATAGCTAAGATGAAAGAAATCTATGCCTTACCGCAAAACCTCACCTTTGAGGATAAGGTAGCACTTGCAGGTGCTGCGTTTGGAGGTATTTAATGGAAAGAATAGGAACTGAGCAGAAATGGTTTCACTGCCCTTATTGTGGTGCAAAGCACTCCATTTACGACAATGCTGCTAATTGCGATGGTGTTTATCTCAAATGCACAAGAGGATGCAAGAGAATCTTTGAACTTGTGATTAAAGACGGAGAACAAGTGACAAGAAAACTCTCTGAATAAGCCATCAACAATAATGTGTAAGGCGGTTCATAAGTTATTGCTGAAGCAAAAAAAGGATGACCGCATCGTGGAAAACACGGTGCGGTTATTTTTTCGCTTATTTTCAGCTTTATGGCTGTTTTTACCTCAAACAACAAATTCCACTATCAATCGTTAATCGTGCATCACACGGAAAATACAGCAAAACCAGAGCGATTCTACGCTCAAGTATTCATCTTTATCCGTTGATAAAGAAAAAGCCCTCAAACGATGGCTTCATTTTGAGATATGCTGTTGTTACGAAACGACAACTTTGATTTCATCTGTTTTTGCTTCGCCTGATTTAGCCTTTGCGTAAATCACGCACTCTCCGGCAGAAACACCTGTTATCGTATAGTAGATACAAGTTTCAAGCGTCGTCTTGTCATACTCGAAAGTCGCTACGTTAGCATCTGATGTATAGAACTCAATGCCGTCGATCGAGAAGCTTCCGACTGCATCTACGCTAAAGTAGCCTGTTCTCGTTTTGCCGACTTTCAAATCCAATGGAGATGTCAGTGTAGCAAATTTGAGGTTAGAGATTTCTTGCTTTACAGTGACTTTGATTTCCTCTGTCTTAACACTTCCATCTTTTGTTTGCGCGTAAATCACAGCTTCTCCGCTCGAAACACCTGTAATGACATAGTAAACGCTCTTGTCGAGAACAGTTTTGTCGTATTCAAATTTCGCAACATCAGGATTCGACGAATAAAAGTCTATCTCGCTAATGTCATAGTCGCCTGTTGTTGTTACGCCAAACCAGCCTTTCCTCGTGTCACCTGCGCCAAGTTCTAAAGGCGATTTCAGAGTTGAGAAACTCAGATTCGTGATATTTGTTGTTTTTTCTTTCTCCGAAGTTGATTTCGACGAACACGCACAGAACGAGAACACGAAAATGCACAGCGAAAGAAATAATGCGATTGACGAATAGATTTTTTTCATGGTAGCTACCTCCAAAATTTAATAGTTATATTCTCTCATTCACGAGAATAATTGGCAAGTGACAATTTTGTAACACATGCCTATGAACTTTACACTGTGAGCCGTTGAGCCGTGTAAATCACACATGAAAGGAAGTGATTTATATGGCTGACGGCTCTGTTGTTATTGATACCGAATTAGACCAAAGTGGGCTAAAAACAGGATTAGCGAAATTAGGTACAAGCCTGATAAAAGGAATCTCCACAGCTGTCACAACGGCAGGAACTGCGCTTGTTGGTCTTGGAACATACGCAATAAAGGTCGGCTCAGACTTTGAAGCTGCGATGTCTCAGGTAGAAGCTATTTCAGGAGCAACAGGTAAAGAACTTGATGCACTTACAGAAAAAGCAAAAGATCTCGGTGCCTCCACCAAATTTACAGCAAGTGAGTCAGCAGAAGCGTTCAAATACATGGCTATGGCTGGCTGGGACGCAACCCAAATGCTTGCAGGTATTGATAGCGTACTATCTCTTGCAGCGGCTTCCGGCGAAGACTTGGCTACGACCTCTGATATCGTAACTGATGCTATTACCGCGTTTGGCTTAAAAGCCGAAGATTGTTCGCATTTTGCCGATGTCCTCGCCATAGCTTCAAGTAACGCGAACACCAACGTATCGATGATGGGCGAAACCTTCAAATACGTTGCGCCTGTAGCAGGAAGTATGGGCATTGGAATCGAAGAAACAGCAGAAGCTATAGGATTGATGGCAAACGCTGGTATCAAGTCATCTATGGCTGGTACTACGTTACGTCAGATTTTGTCAAGGCTCGCAACAGACGCAGGAGCATCATCATCGAAGCTTGGCGCTCTCGGCGTTCTAACAGAAAAGCTTGGCGTTCAATTCTACAATGCAGACGGAAGCGTTAGAAACCTTAACGACGTTCTTTCTGAAGCGAGAGTCGCATGGTCTAAACTCAGCGACGAAGAGCAGGCTAACTACGCAAAGACGATTGCAGGTCAGCAAGGTCTCGCAGGCTGGAACGCATTGATGAACGCTTCCACTGAAGATATAAACAAGCTGCGAGGAGCCATCGAAAACTGCGATGGTGCTGCCGAGGATATGGCAGCTACCATGATGGACAACCTTCAGGGTGACATCACGATTCTGAAATCCGCAACAGAAGGTTTCGGAATAGCACTGTATGACGTACTCAACGGAGCTAACGCTGCCGGAGACGGCGTAGGCATGTTGCGCGACTTCGTTCAGGAAGCTACAAGTATCGTTGACGAATTAAGAGAAGCGGTAAAGAGCGGAGGATTTGAAGGTCTTGCTGACGCTCTCGGAGGTGCTCTCGCAAAAGCTATCAACAAGATAGTGCAGTACGTCCCGAAATTCGTCGAAATGGGCGTAAAGGTTGTATCTTCGCTTGTTCAAGGACTTGCTGAATCAGCAGGAAGCATTGCAGAGTCAGTATCTAACCTCATTCCCATCTTCATTGACGGCATATTGTCGATAACCGCTAACCTCGTAGAACTTGGCGGTAAACTGATAATCGCTTTATGCGATGGATTGGCGAAAAACTCACAGCAGATTTTCACCACCCTGTTCAATGGATTGATTAACCTCGCAAACGCAGTAACAGAGTATTTACCACTTGCTGTTAATCACGGAATCATGCTTATCGAAAGCTTGGTAAAAGGGCTTGTTGATGCCTTGCCGACTTTGATAGAAGCTCTTCCGGGAATAATAAGTGCTGTTGTTGATGGTATTACCTCGATGGCAGATCAGCTTATAACGGCTGTTGAGGTCATCGTAATAACCATTGCAAACGCTCTACCTGATTTGGTGAAATCTATTGTAGATAAGTTACCTGAACTTGTTTACAAGATTCTTGATGGCGTATTGGGAATGATACCAACCATCATAGAGTGTATCACCACCATTATCAACGCGATCGTAGAAGTTCTTCCTGATATTGTCAATGCGATCGTAGATATACTGCCTGAAATCATCAAAAAGATCGTTCAGGCTATAACCGACAATTTGCCGAAAATAGTTCAAGCGGTAGTTAGCTTGATTTCCGGCATACTCGACGCGCTGCCTGACATAATCAAAGCCATAGTCGGCGCTATACCTGATTTGGTAAAAGGCATCGTCACTGCGATCGTAGACTGCTTGCCGCAAATCATAGACGCGATTGCTCAAATAATCGAAGCTATTGTCGAGGAACTTCCTGCTCTGTTAGAAGCCTTAATAGAGTTACTGCCTGAGATAATAGGCGCGATCGTAGAAGCTATTATTGAATTGCTCCCTGTTCTGATAGATGGAGTAATTCAACTGATAGAAGGTCTCGTAGAAGCGTTACCTGAAATCATTACAGCTATAGTAGAAGCTCTGCCCGACATCATAAAAAGCATCGTTGACGCGATAGTAGCCGCTATACCTGTACTAATTGAAGGTGTAATTCAGCTTATCAACGGCATTGTAGAGGCGTTGCCGCAAATCATCACGTCTATCATAGAAGCCCTGCCGACCATCATCTCGTCTATAATAACGGGAATCATATCTTTGCTCCCCGTGCTTATAGAAGGGCTTATTCAGCTTGTTCTTGGCATTGTAGAAGCAATACCGAAGATTATCGTAGCGCTGATTGAAGCTTTGCCACAAATCATTGAAGCTGTGATAACAGGGCTTATAGAAGCTTTACCGCAGCTTATCCTCGGCTTGATTCAGCTTGTTCTCGGAATCGTAGAACATCTGCCTGAAATCATTACAGGACTTATCGAAGCTCTGCCGGATATTATAGATGCAGTTATAACAGGGCTTATTGAAGCGTTACCACAGCTTATTGAAGGCTTGATAATGCTTAACGTAGAACTCGTTAAGCACACACCTGAGATAATCGCCGCGATTATAGAAGCCATACCGAGAATAATCGACTCGATCATGGAATCCTTCGGTCAGATCGTAGGAAGAATGGTTGAGCTTGGTGGAAGGATGCTTGAAGGATTGTGGGAAGGCATCCAAAACCTCGGCGGCTGGCTTTGGGACCAAGTTAGCGGATTCTTTGGCGGTCTTTGGGATAACATCTGCGGCTTCTTTGGTATTCACTCTCCCTCTACCTTATTCAGGGATATGATCGGTAAAAACCTTGTTTTAGGTCTTGCAGAAGGTATCGCTGAGGAAGGTTATGCTGCTCTCAATGCCATGGAAGATGTAGCTGAAGGCATAGCAGGAGTTGAATTTAAGACAGCTGATATTGATTTCGATGATATCTTATCTGATTTCGACAATGTTGTAGTAGAAGAACGTAAGTACACAAATGCGATAAGCGGAAATCCGGAACCGTCAGGAGGAAGCGATGACTCATACCCCGGTGACGACGGTGATTATGACGATGATGCACCGAGAGTCATAAAGGGAGATGTCTACTTTGACGATGTTAAAGTAGGAAGAGTTCTCGCTCCTGTTGTTGCACAAGAGATTGATTGGGAGGCGAAGTGATGAAAACTGAATCCATCAAGCTGAACGGCATCGACCTCGCCGTATTTGGAGCGGAGCCGATAGATCTATCTGTTAGTTCTCACAAGCTTTCCAATCTCTATCTCAGCTTAGAAAACAGCGTTCGCCCTGTAAAACTCAACGAGAAAAAGAGTTGCAGAACCATAGCGATTGAAGTTGAGTTTTTTGGGAAAGACGAATACGAAGTAGCTGAGAAGCAATCCGACTTCACACAGTATTTGTTGAATAACAAGATTGAGCTTGAACTCCCCGACGGTTTCACCTATACCTCTACTCTCGCAGGTGTTGGTAATATTAAGCGTGAAGCAGACTTCATCTACACGTCTAAATACAAGTTCGTAGGATTCAGGCACAAGGACAAAGTTGAGATTGAATCTATTTCTTCCGGCGATGAAATAGAAGTTGAAGGTAACGATTTTGCTGATGCTGTATTTACTGTAACAGGAAACGGCACGAACATCCTCAACCACATCTACATAGACAGGTACGGAAATCAGGTTACTGAATCGTACACGCTTGAGTGCTCCAATGTGCCGATTGTCATTGACGGCATAAAAAAGACCGTCACAAGAAACGGATTGAACGTATTTAAGGACAAGGCTACATTCGGCAAGTTCCCTGCGCTGAAAGCAGGAACGAACACATTCACGTTTGTGCTCGACGAGAATCAAGGCAGTATGACACTTGCCGTTGAGTATTATCCGACATTTGCATAGGAGGTAGTGCATGGCGATATTAAGTTATGTTTCCGAAAACGGAAACGTCCCACTCACAGGCTCCTTGAGTAGCTCGGATTGGTATATCAAGCACAAGCAGAACGGCGAAGACGAGCTGACCTTCTACGTCGATACAGAGTTCCCGGAATACCGCAATCTTTCAGAAGAAACAGTTGTAGAGTACGAGGATAACGATTACGTTATCAAGAAGATACAGGACGATAAGTTTGATGCAAAGCTTAATCTGGATTTCTTGAAATCCACAATGCACTTTGGCAGTTATTCTACAGGCTCAAAGACGCTCACACAGCAGCTGAGAGCCATTCTCGGAAACGAATGGACTATTCAGTTTTTTGGCGGCTCAATCACCTACAGAAGAACGGTAGATATGGAGGACTGTACAGACTACGATCTGTTGAATCAGTTTATGTCAACGTACAGCTGTTACTTTCAGTGGAAGACACTCAGAAAGACGGTTATAGTCCACAAAAAGGAAAACGAGGAGCCATCAGGAAAGTATCTCACAAACGAGCTGAACCTCAAGAAGGTAAAGTTTCACGGAGATACAACAGATCTGATTACTGTTATTTATCCGAAAGGTAAAGACGGAACAACCATCGTTGGAGCGTCGGTTGCGAATGACCTGATAGATAAATACGGACTTGTCGAAGGAGTTCATTACGACAGTAATCACAAGTACCTGCTCAACTATGTAGAGTGTTTTGAGTACACCGAGAAAAGGATGGCAACGGTTTGGAGCGACGAGCGATACACCGTTAAGGAGAACCTTCTTGCAGACGCTTTGGCAAAAGTGTTTGATTCAGGATATCCGAACAGAACGTATGAGTGCGATGTAATCAATCTCGCAAAGCAGAATCCAGATTACGCTTTTCTCGATATGAGGATGCACTTAGTCCTTACTCTAATCGACAACCTCAGAGGTATCAACGTAGACCACAGAGTAGTCGAATATGTTGAATACCCCGAAAACCACAACAAAGACAAGATAACGCTTTCTAAAGTGCCTACCAACATCACAACCTCGATGGCAAAGCTCGCGCAGGACACAGAGAACAACCTCAGCAAAAGTATCACTGCTCTCGAAGCAGCCATCCTGAGAGCGACAGCCGCGATCACCGGAAATGTCGGAGGTTATGTCGTGCTGTATGACAGCAACAACGACGGTTATCCTGACGAAATCCTCGTAATGGACCAGCCTGATATTTCGACGGCTGAAAACGTATGGAGATGGAATAAAGTAGGTCTCGCACACAGTTCAAGCGGATATGCAGGACCTTACACGCTCGCTATAACAGCAGCAGGTGAAATTGTTGCAGACTTCATCACGGTAGGAGAATTAGATGGCGAACGAATAAAAGCAGGAACGATCGAAGCTACCGCTCTTTCGTTGCAGTACAGAACAGCCCTTGCACAGCAGTTCTCTGATCTGTATGACGACGTTCAGCAAGAACTTACTATTCAGAACGGAAATCTCACCTCGATGATTCAAGGTTTCAATACCATTGAATCCGAAAGCATGACACTCGAAACAGAGAACTTCGATGTTTACACGAATTGGATTTTCAGTGGCGGTAGCGGAGATAACACGATTGATGATAACGGAAACGTCAAGGTTTCGATGACAGGCAGCGGTAGTTACTACGCTATTATGAAAATCGAAATATCTGACGAGATAAAGCTGAAATTCAGCCAGCCGTATTATTTCTCAGTAACCTTGTATGCAACCAACGACTGCGTTATATCTCCTGCTGATTGTAGAATTGTTAGTAGCAGAAACTCTTGCAGAGCTATACCGAGCGCTAATATCGTAGAATCCGTAGGATTGAACGCAGAAAACAAGATAGAGCTCGTTGCAGGTGAAAGCAAAACGGTAATCATCAAGATGAACTTACCGTCAAATCCTGTTGGTGTTGGCTTGAGGTTTGACGATAACGAAGGAATTGACTTCTATATCACGAAGATATCGCTGATCGCGCGAAGCAATGTAAAAGAAACCTTCAGTAGAATAACTCAGAAAGTCGGGGAGATAAGTTCTGAGGTGGTTTACAACGACCAAATCGGCACTAAAGTATGGCAGGACTATAATTCTTTGCAAATTGCATGGAACAATATCAGCCAATACGTCGCGTTTGAAGGCGGAAAACTCAAGATTTACGACGGCACAGGCTCAAGTAAAAAGTTGAAATCAACCTTTGATTATAACGGCTCTCATTTCTTCCACAAGGACGACACAAAAGAAGTCGGAAAGATAGGAACAAATAATTGGAGCGGCGAAGAAAGCTACAAAGGTCTTGTATTTGACCTTGAAGCTAATTCGAGTTATATGTGCTGGGCTGCGAAGGATTCAAGCAGTGATTCCAATTACGGCGTTAAGTTAGCGTATTATCACAAATCAAGAAGTGGCAGGTACAAAGGACTATACTTCGAGTGTGACACTTACGCAAACGGTAATCTCTATCTTGACAATTACTACAATATCGCAAAATACAACAGCGGAGGAGTAGGATATGCAGGCTCGTTTTCCTTTGGGACAAGGGCGCTTAACAATAACGGAGGTTACGATTACACAAATAAAGTAACCTTTAACGGAAGTAGCTTTACCGTTTGGGCTAACACGTCTGTCAATTTCCACTCCAACATCAACATGAACGGTAAAAGTATAAACAGCCAATCAGACATTCGCATCAAGCAGAACATCGCGCCTACACAGATCAACGGTCTTGAGGTGCTAAATTCTATTGATATGAAGGAGTTTGAATGGTGCGGTTCGGAAGAGTATGTTCCTATAGGAATTATCGCCCAACAGCTTGAAGTTGAAGCCCCTGAGCTTGTAGAAGCAGATAATGTAGCAGGAATCAAAAGCATCAAAACGTCGAACCTGATTTACTACGCGATCAAGGCAATTCAGGAGCTTTCATCGCAAGTTGAACAGCTCCAAGCCGGAACTTACACAGGTACGACGTACACGAAAGCAGCTCTTGATTTAACCAAAGAAGCGCAATGGGCGCACCACTATGCAGGCGATCCTGTCGGAGCAAGCGGAGATAGCGAGGTTGTTTCTCAGCCCATAAGTCTGCCTGCCGAAGATTCGGAAAACGACAACGATAATTCAGAGGAGGAAGAAGAATAATGGAAAAATCCCTTATGGTTGCGATCGAGGAAGCGAAGCTCAAGGTTTACGAAGCGTTTAACCAGATAGTTAAGGAGACGAAGCTCCCTCCGTTCTTGTTTGAATGTGTCGTAACCGACCTGCTTGCTGAAATCAGAAAGCAAGAAGTTATCGACCTGATAACAGAAAAAAAATCACAGGAGGAGAAGTAAATGGCAGAGATGAAATACATCTCCGAAGTGACGCTTGACCTTAATGCGAAAAGCAACACCGCGATCGTGTACGCGAAGCAGTGTGATGTGAGCAGATATGTCAAGGTTCGCTTTACGGACAACAAAGCGCCTGTTACTATCCCGGAAGGACATAAGGTGACGATCAGGGTGTTAAAGCCAGATGGTTACAGCGTTATGGATGATGATGCCTGCGAGATCGCTCAGGATAGATCATATGCTGTAGCGAAGCTGTCAGAACAGGCTCTTGCAGCGCCGGGCTTAGGTACGCTTGATTTCGTCATATCGAGCGAAGCTGACGGAACATTGCTGTCATCTGCAAACTGCAAACTCAGGATTGAAGAGAGAGCGTTGAGTACATCTGTACAGTCAAGTAACGAGCTTTCGACCTTGACAAGAGCGTTTCTTGAGATAGACAGCAGCAGACAAGCTATTGCGGAAGCTGAGGATGAAATCAACGACCTTGTAGAAGATCTTGCGTCTGTTGTGCAGGATGCAGAAGACGCAAAAGACGCAGCAAACACGGCAGCGAACACAGCGAACGCGGCGGTTGCAGATATTCGAGCTGAATCAGCTTCCTATGAGAAAGTCGAGCACAAATCCGGCGAGATCGCAGTAAGCAAGCAAACAACAACGGCGGATAATGTCCTTTTCCCTAACTCGAACGCAGTTAGGGTTTTTGTTTATGCTGTTTTAAGAGCGTACTACACAGCCGAAGACGTTGACGATATCGTTGACACGCTTGAAACTTCCATAGCCCAAAAAGCTAACAAAACGCAAGTCATTTCTCCAAGCGATGCAGCTTCACTCTATGGGTACTGTTTGAGTGTCGGATTCGATGCAAACAACGTACCTGTAAAGATTGTCAACGGCAATTCCTTGTCGGCAGGCAATTTCTCAGGAACAGCAAAAACGATATATGTTCACAAGGACGTAACGAGCGTTGACGGCGGCTCATTCGCCGGATGCCCCAATCTCACTGATGTATATTTTGCGAGAGAAGAAGGCAGCTTCAGGATTGATAGCGGAGCCATTCCGCAAGGCGTAACAGCCCATTACGGAACTGCCGGAAACACTGCTGATTTGGCGATTAAAGCCATCGCATATATTTACACTCAGTTGACGACAAAAGCAGATACAGCAAGCGTAACGGCTCTCAGTAATACAGTATCAGCGATATCTACAGCCCTTAACAGCTTGTCGAACAGAACATTGATCGACGGCTTTGATATCGACGAAGAATACAACGACCTGATTCTGTACAGCAACGGTCATGCTGTAGGCGACCCGATTCCTCTTGGAAGCGGCAGCGGAACAGGCGGACTTGCCTTTGATTCAGGCTACGTCGAGGACGGAAAGCTCCACCTCACGCTGAACGATCAGGATATCGAAGGATTTACACCGTTCGACATTCCTGCCGGAAGCGGGAGCGGTACTGCTGCCGATTCAAAGGTTAGAATCACCAACGGTATGCAGTCAGCGAGGTTGACTGTTCTCACCACAACAGAGCAGTTTAATTTGCTTTGGTCGTGGGTGAGCCTTGACGCTGATACAAACCAGCCTACGCAAGGTAATGGTACTGCGTATTGGTATGTAAACAATTACCGCGTAGCTACCGAAACAAACCTCACGCAAGCGCAGCATAGCTTCGATATCAGACCTCACCTTGCAGGTGAGACAAACACCGTCAAGCTCACTGTAGAGGATGCCTACGGAACGACAAAATCGTTCACTTGGACGATCACCTTGTCGAATGTTGCGTTGAGTTGGAATATAGCAGACATTGCTTTCCACGGAAGTGAGCCGCTTACACTGAGAGTTACACCGTCAGGCGCAGGTAGCAAAGATATTACCGTAACTGTAGACGGCACATCTGTTTACTCACAGCAAGGCGTTACGCTCAACAACAGACCTATTACGATTCAAGTACCTGCTCAGACTCACGGCGCTCACGTTATCGAAGCCAGCATGAGTATGACGATTGACGGAGAGCTTATCGAAGTCCCGACTCTTGAGCACACAGGCGTATGGATTGAGGATGGAAACAACACGCCTATTGTAGCCATCTTCAAGGACGAACTTGCTGCACGTCAGTACGAAAATGTTGAGATTAAGTGGATTGCCTACGACCCTGAAAATGCTGTTTCCGCAGTTACTCAGAAAGTAGACAATACCGTTGTGTCAAGTCTGAGCGTCGGAAGAGATGTTCAGATATGGACATACCGCCCGACCACTCTCGGCGACAAAGAGCTTCGCATTACTACCGTAAGAGGTTCAGTGTCAAAGAAGATAGATGTAACCGTTCAGTCCATCGGCATAGATGTTTCTCCGATCACCGATGGAATCATCATGGACCTGAACCCCTCCGGTCATAGCAACTCAGAAGAAAACAGATCAAACTTCGGTTACTCAGACAGCAGCGGAACGAATCATCCACTCACCTATTCCGCGAACTTTGATTGGGATAACGGCGGATTCCAGCGCGACGAAAACGGAGCAGTCGCCTTCGTAGTCAAGAGAGGAACAAGTGTCACGTTTGACCGTTCACTGTTCCTTGCAAGTGATAACACCAACGGCGAAACAGGCGTTACAGGAACGGGTAAACACCTGTCGATGATTTTCAAGACAACCAACGTCACGAACTACGATACAAAGATCGCCCACTCCTATGACAGCGGAATGGGAATTGAGCTGTACGCTCACAACGCATTGTTCGGAGCAGGAAACAACATCACATGCCAATACTGCGAAAACAGACAGGTTGAGATGTGTCTGAACATCGACCCGACAAAATCTTCGATGAAGTTTTGGCTTGAAGGAACTCCTGCAAAAGGAACCACGTTCCTCACCGGAAGCACAAAAACGCAGTTTGTACAGGGCAATCCCGATGCTTTTGTAATCGGAAGCTCTGACTGTGATATTTGGGTGTATCGCTTCAAGATGTACAGAGTTTCGCTTCTCGATAAAGAAATCATGCAGAACTTCATCGCTGACGCTCCAAACGTAGATGAAATGCTTGCAAGATACGAGAGAAACGACATCTACAACAGCGACGGCACGATCAGCATTGAAAAGCTGATGGTAGCAGCGCCTGCCCTCCACATCATCACGATCGAAACAGGCGGATTCCCCGGAGATAAAGGAAGCGGCGGCAACACAAGCTGTAAGATTATCCACCAAATCGGCAACGGCGTTGCGGAAGATCAGTGGTACGCTGATAACGCTTTCTACACCTTGCAGGGTACAAGCTCTATGAACTACCGTCAATGTGCAGGAAACCTCGATATCAACATGAAGAAGACCACGATGAAGGTTTCAAGCACCGACGCAATCCTTAACGGCTACGCGATGTCTGCGAACTCTATCCCTGTGAAGTATTTCAATCTGAAGGCGAATGTAGCTTCATCAGAGCATTGCAACAACGTGTGTTCGGCAGAGCTGTTTAATGCTTTCAATCCGCTTGTCTCAAAGGCGAAAAGCGTGAACAGCAAGTGCAGAGATTCTGTTGAAGGACATCCGTGTGCTGTGTTCATCAAGAACACAAGCAACAGACCTCTGCTTCTCGGCGTAAACGGCGCAAGAACGCTTGCGCCCGACGAAACTATCCTGTACTTTGCAGGAGACATGAACAACAGCAAGAAGAATACGGAAGTATTCGGTCAGACAAGTCAGTGGGACGACGAAAACCATCAGCAGTGCTGCATAGAGTTCCGCGAGAACACCTACACGCGCTGCACGTTTAAGACGAGCGATTTCGAGAACGAAGGTTGGAAGGAAGATGGAACCGATCTTCCCTCTCATTTTGAGTTCAGATACCCTGATGGCGAAGGCACTCAGGCCATGAAGGACCGCTTCATTGAAATGCACCATTGGGTGAACTCAACTGACCCCGAACAGGCAACAAACGAAACGCTCGATGTCAGCGACAGATTTGATATCCACGTCAGAGATACAGCTGCATACCGCAGAGCGAAGTTCAAGAGAGAGGTGGGCGACTACTTCAATCTCGATAATCTGCTGTACTACTACCTGTTCACTGAGTTCTTCCTCGGCGTAGATCAGAGAGCGAAAAACATGTTCCTTTCCTACGAGCCTGACGAAAACGATGTATGGCGTTGGAACCTGAGCAAGTATTACGACGGAGATACAATTCTCGGTATTGACAACAAAGGACAGTTCAGATGGGGTGAAGCCTACAGCATCGAAGATACAGACGGCTACACTGACGAAGAAGACGGCAACACGCACCCGTACTTCAACGCGGCGGAAAGTGTACTGTTCTGCAACGTAAGAGATTGCTTCCAGAACGAGCTTGCAGTTGCGTACAGCGTTTACGAAAACCGCAAACTGTTTGATGCAGAAACTTTGATTGAGTTCTTCGACGAATATCAGCGCCAGCGCCCTGAAGCTCTCGTTATCGAAGACTACGCAGGCAAGTACGACGCGCCGATCGAAAACGCAGGAAACACAAGCTGGATGGAGAACATGGAGCACGGTGAGAAAAGACCTCAGCGTGAACAGTTTATCACATACAGAGAGCTGTTCATATCCTCCAAATATGTCAGTGCCAAAGCGAAAAGCGATCTGATTACATATCAGGCGATGCCCGGAGCAAACTTCTCGTCAGCACTCGAACTTACGCCATACAGCGATATGTACGTCGGATTCCTCAGAGATAACACTCCGGCAGGAAGCAGAAGAATGACAAAGGGCGAAACCGCTATTGTCCAGTGCCTTGACGGTAACGGAGATCCGTTTGTCTTGTCAGCAGGTGAGGTCAATGTTCAGCTGTTCAACGGCAGAAATCTTATGCACGTTGGAGGAGCAGCCAACCTCTATCCCGGTCAGGTCAATATCACTAACGGCGAAAAGCTGCGCGATCTTCTGCTCGGCGGAGAAACCTACAGTTCAAGCAACCTCAAAAGCCTTGCACTAAACCCGGCAGATAAGCCTAATGTTCCTCTTTTGAGAGTCATTGACCTTAGAGGACAAAGTGGCATCTCAGGCGCGCTCAATCTGACACGCTGCAACCTTCTTGAAGAAGTGATGATTGCAGGAACAGGCACTACAGACGTTTATCTGCCGCAAAGCAAGATCTTGAGGAAAGCGATTCTCGGAACGAATGTCAGAACGCTTCACGCAAGAAATCTTCCTAACCTTACGTCAGCGAATTTCTCGTGTGCAGGAAACAGCTTGACAACGATTTTGGTAGAAGACAGCCCCGGCGTTCCTTCTGATACGCTTGTAGCTAACGCGCCCAACCTCATTAGAGGACGAATCACAAATGTGAATTGGTCGTTTGCTGACGCTGACGTGCTTACTCGTCTTGCAACCTTGAAAGGTATCGACGCAGAAGGAAATCCGATTGAAGAAGCAGGCTCATTCTTCCTCAGCGGTTACGCTCATATCAACAAGATTACCGAGGACGAAATCAGGACGCTTATCGCAGCTTTCCCCTACCTCACCTTCGACTACGATCAGATAGTCGAAACTTATACAGTCACGTTCGTTAATGATGACGGCACAACTCTTTACACAGAAACTGTAAGAGCAGGAAACAATGCTGTCAATCCTGTAGCTTCCGGCGCAATCCAAACGCCGACCAAAACGCCTACTGTAGATTATCAGTACACGTTTACAGGTTGGAACGGCTCGCTTGAAAACATCAACGCGAACACAACGTTGACCGCTACTTATAACCGCAGCACGAGAATATTTGTAGTCAGGTATTACGACGGCTCGACACTCCTCGAAACGCACAACGTTGAAACACACGGAAGCTGCGATTACGAAGGAAATGATCTCTCAGGTCCGGCAGGCACAATCTGGATGGGATTCGACAATGCAGCTGTAAACGTCGTAAGTGACATGGATATTCATGCTCAGTATATCACTCCTACCCTTCCCAGCTCCGTACCTGTGTCCTACGATTACCTGTTCAGTGACAACCCGAACGACAACAGCGCATATACGCTTGCTGAGTTCTACGGAATCATCAAAGCGAACAGGTGCAAAGACTTCTTCAGCAAAGGTGACAAGGTGAAAATTCTTGTTTCGACCAATAAGTTTGCTGACACGGAAATCATACTTCGCGTAGAGCACTTTAGCCACTACAAGTTGGCTGACAACAGCGGAAACTTCGCTCCTGTTTCGTTCGGTATGCTCGGCATTATGAACGCCACAAGACAGATGAACAGCGGAAACACAAATGTTGGCGGCTGGCGCGATTGTGCTATGAGAAATTGGCTGAACAACACCGCTTTCCCTGAATTGCCGAGACACTGGAAAACGATGATCGCGAAGGTTATTGTCTTGTCATCGCAAGGTAACACTTCCGCTAACATCATCAGTTCAGAGGATTGGCTGTACCTCCGTTCTATGGCAGAGGTCGGCTTCAGAACAGCTGAGAATCCGTATATGTACGAGGTTGATTCAGAAGCAGAGGACTTGAAGTGTTCCTTATTCACGGACAATAATTCGAGAATCAAGAAGTATTACAACGGCACCGGTTCCGCCGACAATTGGTGGCTGCGCTCCCCGTGGTCGTCCAACACCACTAACTTTGCGATTGTCACCAGCAACGGCTACGAGTACAGCAACGTCGCGAGCGACTCGTATGGCGTGTCGTTCGGCTTCTCACTTGCCTAATCTTACCATCTCATATCTCGCTACCGTGTGTAGCGAGATATTGCTTTTAAGGAGAATATATGTCAGTTCCATTATACCTACGAGGAGTAGCAGATACAGAGTTCCTCAGAACAGCACTTGAGCTTGATGTGAAAGTCACTCGGTTTTGCAAGAAGGACGAGAATATCCCAAAGAAACTCACGTTCTACAAAGGTCAGAGAATATCGCAACTCGCGACAGATGTTTTCGAGAATGTGATAATGGGCAATTCGATTTACCCCACGAATCAGCACGAAGCGCAAAGACGCAGAGATTATTTCCTCACGGCACGAGGAAAGGCGTATTTTCTTGTCGCGCAGCTTGAAGTTCTCATTGCGCTGAAAGACAACATCAACCTTGACGAAATTGAGAAGCTGATGCCTGTAGTTAGAAAAGAGCTTGACTTGATAAAAGGTGTACTTAAAAGCGATTCGGCAAGATACAAGAAACTGTTCGGAAATAAGAAATAAAGCAAATTACAGGTTATGTTCTGTACGATTATTAAGTTGCGTGTTGACTCATTGCGGTTCCGCCAACAATTGGTGGCTGCGCTCCCCGTGGTCGTCCAACACCACTAACTTTGCGAATGTCAACAACAACGGCAACGAGAACAACAACAACGCGAGCAACTCGAATGGCGTGTCGTTCGGCTCCTCTCAAGGCAGACAGAGTACCAATAGGGAAATCAGACCAAGTGGAGAGAAGGAGAACATGACCTTCCGAGCAGGCGCAAGCCTGCAAGGTGAATAAGCGACGTGATGCGTCAGGGCGGACGCTGCTTGCATTGCGCGGATTGTGGGTTATTCCGCGTTTAATGCCCTGCATCGCTATGTGTCTACACCAACCCTCAACTCAGACATACACGCTCGCAAAGGAGATTATATGACAAGCGAAGATAGGAAAGAAAATCGATACCAGCGCCGAAAAGAGAGAAGGATAGCAAAGAAGCAGAAAGCACTTGAAAATGTTGATGATTTCGACAAAGTGTTTACGTTCAAGCACCTTTACGTTTCCTACAAAAGATGCAGAAGAAACGTAACGTGGAAATCGAGCGTTCAGAAGTATTGTCTGTTCGCTTCGCTGAACGTGTACACTACGCTCAAGAAGCTCAGGAATGGAAAGTACAAAAGTCCCGGATTCTTTGAATTTGACCTATTCGAGAGAGGAAAGAAAAGGCATATTCGATCGACTGTTATTGACGAGAGAGTTGTGCAGCGTTGTCTGTGCGACTTTTGCCTTGTTCCTGCTCTCGGTAGGACGTTTATCTACGATAACGGCGCTTCAATGAAAGACAAAGGCTATGATTTTGCGATAAAGCGCGTTACAGAACAACTCAGAAGGCATTACAGAAAGTACGGAAACAGCGGATATGCTTTGTTGTTTGACTTCTCGAAGTTCTTCGACAACGTATCGCACAAGCTTGTTAAGAGAATTATTCGGAACGAACTGTCCGATGAACGGCTCTTTAAGCTAACTTCGCATTTTATCGACGCGTTCGGAGAGGTTGGTCTTGGCTTAGGTAGTCAGATCAGTCAAATCCTCGCTCTTGCTTCGGCAAATGATCTCGACCACGAAATCAAAGAAAAGTTGATTATCAAGCTGTTCGAGAGATATATGGATGACGGTGTAATGACCGACATATCTAAACAGCGTTTGATAAAAGTTCAGAAAGCTATAGCAGAGATTTGCAGAATCCTTGACATAAAGCTCAACAAGAAGAAAACGCAGATTGTGAAGCTTAGTCACGGATTTACTTGGCTGAAAGTTAGGTTCTTTCTGACGAAGAACGGAAAGGTTGTCAGAAAAATATGCAAGGCGAGTATTAAACGCTGCCGGAAGAGGTTGAAAAAGCTTTTTAAGCGGTGGAGAAACCGTCTTGTTCCGTTTCACGCTATCTACCAATCCTATCAAAGCTGGTACGGCTATTCGCTTCGCTTCAATGCGTGGCATACACGCAATAATATGACAGCACTTTACAACAGCCTGCTACGTCAGGCGGAAAGAGAGGAATCGTATGGTTTATATCAAGTTAGTTGACGGCAGCGATACTGTCGTAGCGGTTGAAGCTCTCGAAACTCCTGATTTTGTCAGGTGGCAGGAAAAGAACCGTCTTGTTGAGAGTTGCTCAAGGCTCAGAGCGCAAGGAATTGTGTCGAAAAACGGAGAGCATATTTATCAGCTTGACGGAAGAAACCAGATGCCGGAAGGAGCGACAAAAACAGGCGTTACCGCAAAGGTGATCGCCGAAGCAGATTATGAAATGCTCGTTCTCCAACTTGACGAGCCTGAGCCTGAACCTCAAGATGAACCGCAAGAAGATAGCGGAACACAGGTAATGACTATCGAGCAAATGCGTTTCAGAATCACTGAGCTTGAAGCATCGAGCACAGCCAAAGATGAACGCATTACAGAGCTTGAGATGTCAAGCGCCGTAAAGGACGAACGTATCGAGTTTCTTGAGGATTGCTTGCTGGAAATGAGCGAGGTTGTCTATGCTGATGACTAAGCTGATTTTATTACTGCTATTTGGGAAAGGGGGTGTAGATATGATGGCTATGCTTTGGGCGCAAAAAATCATCCTCGGCAAAAAGACCTTTGCCGACGTTCCTGCGAAGCTCAAGGAACAGGTCAAGGAGATTCTCATTGAGAGTGGACTTGACGAACTCATTACCGAATAAAGGCGGTGCAGTCATGACTTTGTTAGAAGTCACAGACCGTCTTTGTCAGGTTGTGGGAAGCTTATCCGAAATTGTCCGGAAACAAGCAGAAATCATCGAACAGGTGAAGGTATCTGACGAGGTGACAAAAGAACTCGAAAGCATGAGAAAAACTGCTAAAGCTGAAATTGACATCCTTGAATGCGAAGGCTACTCGTTTTCCGAAGACAACTAAACAAGGCATTGACGGTAAAGAGCCTTAAAACGGCTCACAACGGTTTTATTGCCCTCATAATATAAATTCTCACTTACGTCGTAAAAAACACCACACACGCAATTTCTGAGAATAACAGAGGGCAATAAAGCCTATTACCAATCAGTAATTTGTTAGGAGTGATTAGAAATGGTTACACAAGAAGTCCTCGCATACATCATCGGTATTGTAGGAACTGTTAGCGGTATCATATTCGCTGTGATTGCCTATAAGAGGAACAACAAGACCGACAATGAATCGAAGGGCAAGGAAAATGGAATGATGATGACCGAAATTGGTTACATCAAATCCGGCGTCGATGATATCAAGCGAAAGCAGGAAAGGCAGGAGGAACATCACATAGAGGTTATCTCGCGCCTTACGACTGTAGAAGAGTCAGCTAAGTCAGCACACCACCGTATTGATGGCTTGGAGGACAAAATCAACACGATGTAGAAAAGAAAGGATGAAGCGTTATGAATGTGAATTGGAAAGTACGTCTTATGAGCAAGACGTTTTGGGTGACGATTATTCCCTTGATCGTTTTGCTGATTCAGCTTGTTGCTGGTTTGTTCGGATTCACTGTTGATCTCGGTGAGACAGGAAACAAGATTATCGGCATTGTCGATGTTGTTTTCGCTATCCTCGCCGCAATCGGCATTGTGACAGACCACACGACAAAAGGATTCAGCGACAGCGAGAGAGCGCTCACCTACGATAAACCTAATGATGACAGCAATGAATTGATAAATGGCAAGCATTACAGAGAGTAGGTGAACCCTCGATGTCGATTACGACATATAACTATGCAAGAGATAAAGACAAGTTTCTTTCCGAGCACTTTCAGGTAAAGGAATTTGTAGCTCAAACAGATTACTACGGAGATTACCCCTCAGACTTCCCTATCCACGACAAATTGACGGAGATTCTGGAAAAGGTGTACACCCACTTCGGGTGTACACTTGGAATCATCTGCTCCGGCTACAGAACGCCTGCTCTCGATCTCGAAGTCAGAGGCTCCGGCAGCGGACCGCATACGCTCGGCATAGCAGTTGATGTGTACTACTACCGTAACGGAGAGCCTATCCCCTCTCGCCTCGTAGCTTGCTATTTGCAGGACATAGGTATAAAGGGAATCGGCTTGAACTGCGGCGGAAATCCGAACGGTACGCACTTCGATATGCGTGGATATGGAGTTTGGGAAAACAGTTTCTGGCATGGAGATGAAGGTACAGTAGATGATCACGGAAACTACGCTATTGTTGCTGATTATTATTCATACACAGGGACGACCGAACACGAAATATATCCCAACGGCAAAGACAAGCCTGCTGTAATCGAAAATCAGGAACCTGCGAAAGATGAAACGCAGACAACCGATACCAATGCAACCGTCCCGTCGATCAACCTGAAAGGTAAAAAAGGCGTTGACATCTCCTCGTGCAACGGAAAGGTAGATTTCGCCAAAATCAAAGCTGCCGGATATGACTTCGTGATGATACGGTGCGGATTTGGAGAGAACATCGCAGAACAGGACGATACGTATTGGGAGGAAAACGTAAGGAAAGCTGAAGCGGCTGGTATGCCGTGGGGCGCTTACTTCTACTCCTACGCATGTTCTGAAGCATCTGCAAGAAGTGAGCTTGAACACGTTCTGCGGTTGCTCAAAGGCAAGCGTCCTACCCTTCCTGTTGCTCTCGACATGGAAGACGCTGACGGATATCACGCAAGACATGGCGGATGGAACTTCTCGACTATCGACAAAGTTTGCCGCATTTTCTTGAAAGGTATCGCAGAAGCAGGATATTATCCGCTTTTGTACACAGGCTTCGAGGAGATAGAAAACCTTATCTCTGAAGAAGTGTGGAAAGGTAACGACATGTGGTTCGCTCATTGGGCGAGCAAATGCGGCTACACTTACGATAACCTCGCAATGTGGCAGTATGGAGGAGAGACCAATATCCTTGAAAGCAACAGCATACCCGGCGTCGGCGTGATCGACAAGGATATGTGCTACCGTGATTATGTCAGCATTATCACAAAAGGCGGCTACAACGGTTTCGATAAAAGCAAAGGAACTGCTCCTCCTGCTCCTGCACCAAATGGCGTTACAGCAGCTCAGGCTATGAGTGCTGCGAGAAACCTCGTCGGAAAAGACGAAAACCCTGAAGAGTGCGACATCATGGCTTGGTATGGTACGTTCAGCACCCGTATCAATAACATCGCTTGTTGCTGTGCAGGTATGATGTATCTGTTTGGAAAGGTGCTTAACGCCCTCGACCTCATTCCCGGTGGAAAGGCTGCTGATTGCGGCTCTCTTGCGCTGAACTTCTATAATGCAGGACAGCTTCATAAAGCGAACGAAGTAAAACCCGGCGACTTGGTTATCTTCTCTTGGAGCGGAGACGATACCTCCGTGAAACCTCTTGACAGCCTCGGTTATAAGTGCTTTGAGCACGTAGAACTTTGCTTGAAGGTGTTTGATGACACCATCTTGAGCGTTGGCGCTAACAACGGAGGTTATGAGTGTGACGACTTCCAGATCAAGACACGAGATCGTTCCGACATCTCAGCATGCTGCCGTCCGAAGTATGCAGATGGAGAATCCGAAGACATTCCTGCTACTGTCACAGAAGCGGCTATAGGTGACAGGAATGTTAATGACGTTCAGACTTGGCTGAACGCTCATTACGGATTTGATATCTACATTGACGGCGTGTACGGCTCTCAGACTAAAGCAGCTCTCGTTATGGCACTTCAGACAGAACTCAACATAGAGTTTGACTCTGGACTTGATGTTGACGGCATCTACGGACCAATGACAAACTCTGAGATCAGAAACGTATTCAACGGAGTATCAGGAAACTATGTTAAGGTGCTGCAAGGCTTCCTGATGTGTAATGGATATGATACAGGAGGTCTTGATGGAATCTTCGGTAATGCTACAGAGAAAGCAGTAGAGGACTACCAAGGCGAGAATGGTCTTGTTGTCGATGGCATCGCAGGACCTGCTACGTTCGGTTCTTTGGCATCGTAACTTGCCGTTAAGTTGCCAACTGCATAAATGTCTGTCACAAAACGGCTTGCTTATGCGAAAAGTTTACTTGCCTGCAATTTGCTGAATCAGACAACAGAATAAGGAATTATCCCCTATCGACGGCTTATACAGCTGTTGGTAGGGGATTTTTTTATTAGTCCGTGGAATGTCCGTGGACAAAACATGTGACAGTAGTTGTGACAAACAGAAGGACATTCCGTTGGACTCTATTATATTAGTTTAGTTTATATTATATTATATATTTTATTTATTATTTTATATATGATAGACTTTGCAAAAATGAAAATTTTTGAAAATCTCAAAAAAACTTTTCAAATCAGCTTGACGGAACGACATACCCTGTGGTAAGATATAACCATAATAAACTTACTCATTCGTAAGTTTATTGGCGGCAGGCAATCCTAAATGTTTATCATCCGAAATTACACAATCGTATTTACAATGAACATTCAGAGGAGCCTATATGAAAGTCAAAAACAAAATCACAATCGAAACTACTATCGAAGTAACTGAAAAGGACGAAATGATCGTCAAATTCAGCGAAACAAAAAATGAGACCGAAATGCTTGACATGGTAGCAGCCGTAGTCAACAAAGCATTTGGTCTCACCGGGAACGAGAAGCAGTAAAAACTTCTCAAATGCTATTATAGCATACCGGTAGTCCAAAATCAAGTTTTGCCTGCCGCGTTTTTGACTTCATATACAACCTCACAAGTCTTAGGAGGACGAAACCATGAAATTGTTATTTGAAGCAAAGCTCGAAGAAGCGGTACAGTACACAGTAAGGTTCCCGGAAAACAATATTCCGTATGCGATGAATTGGCTGAAGCTCACGAACAACGCGAGAGAGTACCGTGAGAGCTTCCTGAAGATCGAAAACAACTCCGGAAGACACGTCTTCGTTACCTGCACGAAAGAATCCGCAGAGAGCGTAAAAGATTACCTCGAATGGCTCGGAGATGTAGTCGGAGAAGAAAAGGTCTATGTTTGCAGACCGCAAGGTCGCTTCTCTGATAAGGTTGAAGATTATCTTTGGTCCATCGTAGACGACGAAGAAACAGAAATATTGTTCCTCGCACCTGAAGAACTGTTCTAATCACAACGGCGGCAGGAGGTAGCTTGAGCAATAGTTCAGGAAAGCCTCCTGCCACACCTGTACCGAAAGGAGAATTTGTATGTCAGTTATCACTTATAACACGTTCAACGAAAACGAAGTTGCCTGCGAAAGATATGTTGGCTGTGTACTTGACACATACGAACACAACGGATATGAAGACAGTGATTTTTACGCTATCTGTTGGGACGAAGAGGAACAGAAGGTAGTTAGAGTATGTTATGACACTACAAGATTTTGGGGTTACGGCAGAGCTGACATCGACGCAACGCTGGAAGTGCTCAGGAAAGTGTACCGCTACTACTACAACAGCGGTCGAAAGAAGTTTGACAGCGATTGGAAGTTCGCACAAGCGAAAAAGGTTCTCAAAGGAGACACTGTTAAGGTAGTAAGAGGAAGAAAGATTCCACAAGGAACCGTAGGAAACGTTTTCTGGATTGGCGAGCGCTACAATATCTACAGCAAGAAATACGAGGATAGAGTCGGTATTGATGTTGATGGAGAAAGATTGTTTCTCCCTCTCGGCTACGTTGAAGTTATAGGATGGGAGAACAGAGTTTCGTCAGGCAAAGACAGAAAGCAAAGACTCAGAAGTTATGCGATCTCGTCGATGCCTATTCAATACAGGAGCATGATGATAAAAGGAACTGCTTTTAGAAAGGAGGCAGCTTATGTTTGATATAAGCGATGTCATAGATAGAACAATCATCAGCATTGAAAAGCAAGATGGCAGAAAGGTTATTCACTACTATGCGTATAGCTGGTACGCTTATGATTCGTCGGAAACTCCGTTTAGATTCTGCGAGTACACCGGTTTCATAGTTGATTTAGAGAAAGCTTTAAAGTACGGTATCTCGTGCTACGAAGGAGAGTTTCAAGAGGAGATCACGCAGTATATTGATGACTGCACTGAAGAAGAGTGTAAAAAGAATTACGCACATTATGATAACGGCAAGCCGCCAAAGTTCATCTCTGAAAAAGATGTGTCTATGGCAACGCCATACGGCGTTTATATTCTGATAGATACACCGAAATATGAAGAGATGAACAAAGTCGCGAGGTACGGAAATGATTGCGATTTGATTATCCCCTCTCGCCCGATCAATCTTGCAGCGCTTGACATCACAGCGTTTGATGATGTTGAATACCGTCTGTTTGATGTGATGAAGGAGTATGCTGAAATTCTCGGATTGTCTATCATCACAGATGACGAAGACAGCATCGATTACTGTACAGTGAAATCTGTAGAAGAAAGCATCTTCAAGACATTTGAGGACGCTGGTATTAAGTTTATTTTTTAAGGAGTGATTTGTTTGAAGTTCTTGTCGAGCCAAAAAGATATAGCCAAAGCGCTTAATTTCGGCAAATATCCTGTACTTAAAATCGACCTGTCGAAGTGCGACGGATGCGGTCTCATTGGAAGTCAATGCCGTATTGATATCGGCGTTTCCCCCAAAGGAGATAGGATTCTGCAAGCATCTACGCTGAGAGCGTCAATAAGTACAAAGGAGATCTATTTCATGCCGGAAACGTATGGAATCACGTCAGACTACGAATACTTCGACTTTGTAAACAGCGTCAATGCAGCTTCATCTCCCATTGTGAAGCCAAACTCGCAAATCGCAGTAGCTGTATTTGACAGCAAAGCGAGACAAAGATATGGGGTGTGTATTGTCGATACAGGAAACGCAAGCAGACACAGCTACCCTTGTATGACATGCCCCGACTCCGATATGTCAGAGTTCATCGAGATAGCACATCTAAGGTACAAGAGATTCTATCTGTAAACCATTCTGTAAACTTCTGAAATATTTTTCAAAAACTTTTCAAAAACGCTTGACGCAATGAGTTACTATGTGGTAAGATATAGTTACAATAAAACACCAAAACAAACCAAACAGTAAAGGACAAGGTGGATGACATGAAAAAGATTTACGCGACTAACAAAGAAGAATACAGAAACCTTGAAGACATTGCCATTGTATTTGACAAATACGGAAACGAACTTGCTGTAGGCAACACGATAGGCGCTTGCCAATTATGGTGTGCGATAAACGGCATTAGTGGAAACGACGAAGAGTACATCGCAACAGGAGATATTGTTGATGGTTATTTTGAGTGGGATGGCGGAATGAACTCAATAGATGAAGATTACAGATTGTTTGATGACGACGACATCGTTTACGTTTGAATCTTTTATCTTGCGATTACTGTTCAGTAACTTTTAAGGAGTGATTGTTAATGATTGCAACAAAAGAACAGGAGCGAAAAGCTCTCGAAAAGATCAAGAAGATCGTAGATGATCTCGGAGAAGGAAGCTACATCGGGATGGCATTTGAAGGCTGCTTTGAGAGAGCAGAGGATAACATCAACAACGATTTCGGCTGTTCATTCAAGTCCGATCTTGAGTCTGCGAGAAAAGCGAACGAAAAGATGGCAGAACGAGTAAAGTCGCTCATGGAAAGTGTAGACGACCTCACTGCAAAGCTCGATGATGCAATGAAAGAGGTTGCTTTGGTTAGAGGAAAAGTTCTCAGCCATGAGTATATCGAGCATCTGAAGGTCCTCGTTCTCAATGAGAATAAGAAAGCTGCTTCACAGCAAACAGCAGAAGCGAACAAGATCCTCGATTTGGCTGAAACACCTGATACCCTTGAGTTCAGAGAAGCTGTTAAAGCTCGCAAGCTTGCCATCAGGCGAGAGATGAAAATGCAGGACATCATGGAAGCTCTCATAGAAATGCAGGAGGTTGAAAAATGAGTTATGAAAGAGAGTACCTCAATAGAGATACGCAAGAACTGCTTACTGAAGCGGCAGCCAAAAAGCAATGGCGAGATAAATACGACGGAGATGACCCCACGAACCTGTTGAGGTTTGAAGAGCAGTACGCTCTTATCCGATTTTGGTACGGAATGTCAGAAAGAGGTTTCTCCATCGGATGCCAACCGAAAGGAGGATTGATCGAACGTCTTGATGACGAAACGGGAGAGTTCTACGACATCATTGTTTACAACCATAGGCTTACAGATGAAGAAATATCTCACTACGAACTGAGATTTATCAAGCACGAATACCAGATTTAAGGAGTGATAAAATGGCTGACGCGTTTGTAAGATGGACACAATGGAACGAAATCGGAGCATTTGCAAGCGGCTACATCCTAAAGTCTGAGGTAGAAGGTCAGCTTCAACGATTCGAGAAGCAAGCAAAGCAGGCTCTGGAAGAAACAGGAGCAGAACACGTTATCTACGGAGCGAAAGTTTATTCCGATCGGACAGACGAAGACGGTAACAAAAGATCAGTCCTTACGGAAGTAAGATTTTATATGCTTGCTCTCGATGATGAAGAGTTCTACAAAAGGACAAATGCAGTAAGGAACGAAGTGATCTATGCTCTTCACAGGAGGTGATATTTTATGATGGTATCTGTTGAAATCGATGCAGAAGAAATGATAGATTCTCTTGTCAATAGAATCGCAGTATGGACAAACGACGAAGATGTGATCGCTCTCTACGAAAAGATGTATGAGAACTACGTTTACGGAGGATGCTTTGAAGGCTCAGAGTTCAACGTCATGGCAATAGCTGACAACGATTATGTTAATTGGTGCGATGTTATCCGCGATGGCGAAGAACACTACGATGAAATTAAAGCGTTCTATGACGAAAACGGGTGCGGCGATTGCAGCTGCGAGATCTACGGAATAAGCTACATCGAAGCAGAACACAACGGTATGTTCCTTGTAAGATATTAGGAGGTCAAAATGAAAGAATATCAAGTCAAAATAATCGAAAGGCTTGAAATGACCGTAACGGTTGAATCAGAAAGCGCCTGTGAAGCTAAACAAGCGGTAGAAGATGCTTGGTATTCAGGAGAGTATATTCTCGACGCAGACCACTTCGCAGGAGCAGAATTCAAAGTAGAGGAGGTTAAGTAATGGGTAGAGGAAACTGCTGCACATTCAATGAAGCCGAAGGATTGTATTACGTTGATAACGACTTCTTGGACGTGTATAAAAGAAAAGATTGCGAAAGCGACGAACCCGAAGACATGTTCATTACTCCGAGAGACGACGGTTTCGACTTCGACATGTGCGAATGGGATGAATGCGAAAGCTACTTCCGGCGGCACGATTTCGAGTATGAATTCACAGAAAAGATGCTCGAAAGATTCAAAAGCCTTGAGCGCGTGAACAAATGGATTTCGCGCGATAGAAGAGCGCTCCTCGAAAACAGCTTGTTTTACATCGTCTGCGAAGACAATGAGTGGAGCTTGGCAATCGAGTTGATTCAGAAGGAAGACAAATGGGGTGGCAATGAACTTGTCGGTCTTCAGATTGGACATTACCGTAGATACCTCGACGCTATCCGAGATATTCTGCTTGATATGCACGGAGAGGTAGGAACATACAACGGCGCGTGGACACACGGCGTATTAAAGAAAGGAGCTTAACACAATGGAAATGATTATCAAATGCCCTGACTGCGGCAAAAACATGAAGGTGACTATTGAGGAGGTGAAGAAGAAACCTGATACAGTAACACTCACGCAGAAAGTCGAGAGCTTTTCGACGTGGGTAGAGATCGCAGAAGAAATCAAATCATGTTCTGGAGAAATCCTTGTCGGTGATGAAATCTCGTGCGCTCTCAAGGACGGCACGAAAGTTACTTTTGTTGTCGCACACATCAACCCTTACGGAGAAAACGAAGCGGTGCTCGTCTTGAAGGATTGTCTTCCTGACAGACACGTTATGAACGAGGAATGCACAAACAAAGGCGGCTGGCGCGACAGCGATATGAGAACTTACCTGAAAGATAAGATTTATCCCCTCCTCCCCGACGACCTCAAGGAGCATATCAGAACAAGGATTATCGTGCAGAACCATCGCGGCGAAGAGCTGAGATCTGAAGACGATATCTGGCTGCTTTCGAGAACGGAAGTATTCGGCGGCAACAATTCGGTTGATGTCGGAGATGTTCACTTTGATCTGTTCAACGACGAGAAAAGCAGAGTGAAGCAAATCGACGGAGAAACAGCGTGGTATTCCCTGCGCTCCCCGTGGTCGTCCAACACCACTAACTTTGCGCTTGTCTACAACAACGGCAGCGAGTACAACAACTTCGCGAGCAACTCGATTGGCGTGTCGTTCGGCTTCTTGTTTGCTTAATCTATGATCTGTTATCCGCCTGCCGTGTGCAGGCGGAAGGAATACATAAAGGAGAATAATTATGGCGCACATTGATGTTAAGATAACGAAATTGTTATCAGGAGATTACAGAGTAGAAAAGACAGAAACTGCCTTGTTGAGCAAAACAGACATCGACGATATTATGTGTTCGGCGCTTGAAGGCGGCATCACGTATTGGTGCAACAAAGTAGATGTCGTAGAGAACGAGTATTACGGCGAATATGCTCACGAGCAGATTTCAAGAGGAGGAAGCCTCAGAATCCATGATTTTGAAGAAGGAGAAAGCTATATCCTCACGCTTGACGGCTTCATCAAAGGCGTGGCTCTTGCTCTCGAAGATGGCTACGGAGAAGATTGGATTGCAAACGGCGCGATCGACGCTGGACAGATTGATGCTATTGCAGCAGACGTGATCGTTCAGTTTGCGATCTTCGGCGAGGTGGTTTACGGATGAAATGCGAAGTGAAATCCGTTACAGCAAAAGAAGCGCTTGAAATAGTGAGAACGAGAAAGCCGATTGGATTGTTCTACACGATAGAGAATGGACAATATGTTGGAATCGACAACAAAAGCGGAGACGCTTGGACAGAAGGTTTTGACACTTGCGAAGACTGCATTCGCTGGCTGGCAGGAGGGTACATTGATCTTTGCACATTTCCAGATGACGATGAATACCACTGCAAACGGTTCGTTGTTCCAATAGATTGGCTGCTTGCAACGCTTGAAGAGATTGATTATCTCAATGAACAAAAAGGTGTAGATTTGCAGAATTTCCTTGATAACTACTGTTTCGACGAAACGTATGCAATCTACGAGACGGCGAAACGAAAGCATCTCATCACAGAGGAGGAGCAAGAATGAGTGACAATATCGGCTACAACCTCGAATCGAAGGTTGATTACACGTGGGAAGACGATATCCTATCCGGAGTAACACAGCAGATCTTGAAGAAGGATGATGAAATCATCACGGAATCCGTTCTTGAACATTTCCAGATGGATTTTTCGAGCCTTAGAGAGTTCCTCAGCATCAAAGCTAACGGCGGTTATTTGTATCTTTGCTGTGAAGAAAACTACAACGGCTGCGGAACAGAAGCAGGAGCTGTAAGCGATTTGGAAATAAAGAAGACTGTTGACGAAGCGCTCGGTTGGTTTATCGAAAGAATCAAAACAGCAGACGAGGAACAAACCTCTGTTCTGGATGAAGAAAACGAAGATTACCGTTTTTATAAAAGCAGGCAAGACATGGTGAGAAACCGGTTCTCTGGCGAAATCGAAGAGTTCGGAAGAACAAGCATTATAGTGTTCATCGGACATCAAGACAATTGGGAATATCACTACGAAATTGTAGTAAGAAAGATAAAAGTATTTTAGGAGGTAAGAATCTTGGATGTAAAAAGAGGAGAAATCTACTATATCGCCAAAGGCGGCTACGGATTCACCGGAAGCGAGCAGGAAGCAGGTCGCCCGGCGGTTATTGTTTCAAACGACGTGCTCAACAGAACATCATCAACGGTAGAGGTTGTCTATCTGACTACTCAGCCTAAGCGCGATATGCCTACGCACGTTGTCATCCGCACAACAGGAAAAGTATCGACTGCTCTCTGCGAACAGGTAACTACCGTTTCTGTAGATAGAATCGGAGATCTGTTTGGCGTTTGCTCGTCACAAGAGTTGTCGATGATTGATATAGCGATCACGGAAAGCCTGCAACTGAATACGCTGTCTATGGCAATCGAGAACGATGTATTTGCAGAGCGAGACAAAGAACTCGGCGAGGCGAATCATAAAATCACACAGCTTGAAAGCGCACTTGAAACATACAAAATGCTCTACAATTCGCTTCTTGAGCATGTAACGGCTCGCTAACAGCGATATAAAGGGACCGCACACCTTTATATATTCCTTCTTGAAAATTTAATATATGACTTGCATTGAGCCGAGTGCGGCGGCTCTTGTGAGTAAAAGGAGACATTTATGACAAAACAAGAAGCTATCGAAAACCACAGAAAAATGTGGAAATGGATAGCAGAAGAAACTCAAAAGCAGAAAAGGTGCGTTAGCAAAGCAGAGTACCAAATAAGCTGCGGAAGGCAGTCATTTGACATACTGAACGATTGCTTTTGCTGCCAATTCTCGATGGACTTTCCGGGAGATCATTCGGAGTGTGCGTGTTGCCCTATTGAATTTGAAAGCACAGCACATGAGTATATGTGCATCTATACAAGCGATTATTCTAAGGAGAACAATTTCTCTGATGGGGTGTATGCAGCTTGGGAAATGGATTGCGAAAGCGGTGATTGGGAACACGCTGCTGAAATGGCATACATCATAGCATTGCTTGCAGAAAGGGAATGGTAAATTGAATCAGAATAAATACAGACATCATAAACCGCAAAGATACGCTATTAAGATGACAACAAAAGAAGCTGTTGAACAGCTCGCCAACGCAGAATATGCAGATAAGTTTCAAGGTGATGAAAAGCTTGCCACCGCTACGCGTATGGCTATGGATGCGCTGGATTCCATCAAGCCGCTTTGCAACAGGTGTTTAATTCTCACGAAAGGTTCGATTTGCATTTTTTGTGAGTTAAGAGATTTATGCGACATAGCAAGAAAACAATACATGGAGGTAAAATGAAATGAAAAGCAAGAATCAGGAAATCAGAATCATCCGCAAAAACGGATTCATCAAGATGTACGGAAACGGCGATATGGATATGTGGGTTATCGCCAACGGCATGTTCCACAGAGGACAGATCGCGCCGAGAAAGCGTGACAAGGTTAAGAAGTTCCTCCGCTGCTGCGTAGGCGCTTTCAAATGGGAAATGCGCGAAAGAGCAGACAAAATCAATAAGGCTGTTGTTGGCACAGAGGAAGCGATCACTGAGTTCAGACAGTTCGGCGGCTATCTCAACTGAGTTAAGCCGTTCACACAAACTAAGCAGAGTAAAAAGGAGAAAAAGAAATGACAGGAAAAGAATATACAAAGCTCGCTATGAGGACAAACGACGGAAAAAGCGCAGAGAGGCTTGCTGACAAACTCATGTCATACCACGGTTTCAATCCCGATATTCCCGGTTGGGATAAAAAGGCGATCAAAGATCTCGGCGGAATCCTTAACGCTTGCCTCGGTTTATCCGGAGAAGTCGGAGAAACGGTCGATATGGTTAAGAAGTGGATTTTCCACGAAAGCAAGCTTGACGAAACACATCTGAAGAAAGAGATCGGCGATATCATGTGGTATGTAGCGTGTATGTGCCACAGCTTCGGCTACGATCTCGATGAAATCATGCAGATGAACATTGACAAACACCTGAAGCGCTACCCGAATGGCTTCAACGCATACGACGCTAACCACCGCAAAGCAGATGATGTATAAGGAGGTATTACCATGAAAGCTATGCTTCCTGTATTCAGCAAAAAGCAAATGGACGCAGCCCACAAGAAGTTACAAATGGAATACGCAAAAGTTGCAAACGAGGAGCGAAAGAACGTCACAAGGCGCATCTTCAAAGTAATGGCTTGCGCGCTCTACGAAGAGTTTGGCTTCGGCAAAAAAAGAATAGCAAAGGTAGTCAGAGTGATGACCGAAATGCTCGAAAATTCGCATAATGACGAAGTGTTCTGGGAGCATGTAGACAAGCTTGTTGTTGACTACCTCGATATCCCATTTGAAAGAGACTACACAGTAAAAGGCCAGCCGTACTCTGAATCTGAGCTTGAAAAGAAAAAGCAGAAGGGAGGTCATAAACCGTAATGTTAAGTCCTGAAAATATTGACAACAGTTCACGCTCGTGTTATACTTTTGTTGAAGTATTAACAGGAGGTGGTGACGTGACTGCTTCAGAACAATGCAAGAAACTGATCGAGAGAAGCGATATGCTTCAGAAGACTGTCGCACAAGCTATGGGCTGGACAGAAGCGGGATTGTGTAACAAGTTTCGTCGCAATTCGTTGTCTGCTGACGAGTTTATGAAGATACTCGATATACTCGGCTACGAAATGCAAATCGTAAGCAAAGACACGCAGGAAGAAATCAAGCTGAGAAAGACAGGAATCGGACCACGGCTGAAAATGATGGTGAACGGCATTAAGTATGACACGTATAAAGCCGATGCTATCTGCCACACCGACGCAGAAAAGCCATCGTTCGATGAAGTGTACAGAGATGATGAAGGAAGGTACTTTGTTGCTCATTACGTTAATTGGGATGGTGGCATAAGTTCCATCTCGCCGATCGACAAAGATGACGTTAAGAAGTTGTTTCCTGAATATACACAGCAGTAATCAGAGCGAAGCGCAAGCTTCGCTCATTTTTTTGTCTGCGTCATTAACACATACGAAAACAGTTGAAAAATATTTCTGGAAATTTTCAAAAAACACTTGACGCAAGAAGTTACTATGTGGTAAGATATAACCATAATAAACAAACACATCAGTAACACAGATTTCAAGGAGGAAACGAAAATGAAAGTTTACGCAATCTTAATGGAGATTATCGAACAGAATGGCTGGTTCAGCAGCCTTGAAGATTTCAAGTTTGAGTGTGAAGAACGCGAGCTTGAAGTCGAGGAACTCAACAATGAATATGCTGTTGTTTACGATGAATATGGCGACGACGAGTGCATCGTTTACTTCGGCGGAACAGAAAGAACCATCACAGTAAAGAAAATAGTTGAAGCATAAGCTTGACTTACCGTTCAGTTACAAAGGAGGAAGCAAAAATGACAAACAGAAAGATCAAGATAAACGACTCAACAGAGGTAACAGTCAACAGATTTTGGAGCATCAGTTCAGTCAGAGATATGTGCATAAAGAACAACCTCTACATATGCGGAGACAACGATGAATACGAGCACATGCTCAGTTTGGTTAGAAGGCTCTACCCGAACGTAGAAAACATCTACTTTATCGCCGAGGATATCTGCAAGCACAGCATGGAACAGACCATCACGAATGTGATGTATATGCTCGAAAACGAAGCCGTAACAACCACGTTTGAAATCAACGGCGAGGAGGAGTAAAAGTGAAAGCGACAGAAGAGAAATCTTTGGAAGTCACGTTCACCTTCGGACTCGTTGCCCTTGTTACCGTAACGATGTATGAGGGATTGACAATAGATGACTGCTTGAGATTCAAGAGCGATCAGATAAACGGTTATTTCAGCAACGGCGAATACCACAAAGTCAGCAGAATCAAATAGTCGAAACGGGCGCAAGCCCGTCATCGGGAACCGCCCCACCCGATCTGATGATGACAGGGCATATTGATAGGAGGCATTACGATGTATATTTATAAGGTTATCGCTGATATTGAAAGAGAATCAGTAAGAGGTTTTGATGGTAAGACAGTTACCCAGCGCGAAACAACCGAGAGATACTTAGCTGCTTATTCCGGAGAACAAGCTATCGACTTCGTGCGGAAAGGTCTTGAGCGAAATGGATGGAAGGTTACAGAAATAGGCTGGCGAGATATATTCTTGCACGACATCAGAGATTCGTGCGACCACACAACCGATTCAGATTAAGGAGGAACTGTTATGAAGTTACAGGTTTGGAAGATAACAACAGCAGACGGCGATGTATGGTTTGACGACCACAGCGAATCAAAAGAAGAAGCTGAGAAAGCTGCTATCACAACATTCGGCGAAGGAACAGTTGTTGAGTTTTACACAACAGTAAACACCGACGACTACGAATTTGAAGTTGTCAACTTGTAGGAGGTGAAATCAATGAAAAAGACAAGAGTTCTTAGCTTTGAGCGCTTCAATGAGCTTTCTGAAAGATTGATTCGCAACGACGCAAGCATAGATGAATACTACCCGGAAGACACCGTGCTTATCGTAGTTGGCGAAAAAGCTGTTTGTGCGGATTTGCACACGAAATGCGTGTCATCGAAAACGGCTGTAAAAAGATTCTTTCAGCAGCTTAAAGCACTTGAAATCTGCTACACCGAATTTGAGAAAATCGTTTTCAGCAAGATCGTTTCTTGGGATGAAACCGGCTTCCTCAAAAGCGATAAGATGGACGAAAACGGATATTGTTGGAGTATCGAAAACCTCGGAGACGGAGAGTGGTATCTCTACCTGAACATAATGCTCGACGTTCACCCTGACTTCGTCTTCCTCAACAACTACGCGTTATTTTGAAAGGAGAATAGAATATGCTCTACTACATTAAGGTGAATTTGCCTGAAACAGAAAACGATTACAAGGACGGAAACGGAGAAGGCGTTTGGGTGCTCGTTGATGACACCTGTAAGAAAGCTTACGATAACGACAGCGATGGCTGCACGTTCATCGGAATCCTCTGCAATGACAGCATCTACTATCCGCACATGACATACGGAACCGCCGCCGTTATCGAAATGAGAGGAGAAAAAAGACCTGTAGTTCCGCTTGGATTTCTCACGAACTATGGTGAATATTTAAGGAGTGTAATCAATGACTAAGAAACTGACAACTATCAACGAAGCGGCTCACGAGTGGGTACGAGAATTCAACGCTTTCCCTTATGGAATGATTGAAAAGCTGTATAACGATGACCCTTGTGATTGGTCTGAAATCACACCGCCTGCAAAATATGACAGAGTGTATGTTTTTTCTGAAGACAAATACGGCACCATCGTATGCTACAACGGCGATGACGAAACATATACCGTTGAGCTTGACCGCGGCAGAAATAGCAATGACGACGAAGAAAGAATCATTGAGTGTGATGATGGAGATTTCGAGGTTGAAAGAGATTCTGTTCTGCCTATGTGGGGAACAATGTGGCAGTTCGACGACAGCTGCGATGATTATTGGCTCGAACACATGGATGGATTAAGAGCGATGGCTGACTGTGGGTTCAGAATCTACGAAAGTTATGAGTTTGGCTACTTCTTCGGAATCGACGGAGCAGGCTACGACTTCTATGAAAGCCACTGGATTCCTCTCTACAAGGCTCGCGGATTGAAATGGCATGACGAAGAAACCGAGGAGGTTGCGTAGAATGGTTATCAAGGATGCTCTTATCCAGCAAAGAAGAAGCGTGATCTCATTCACGAGCGTTCGTCCCCTCGGCAATGAGTATTTCGATATACGCGTAGAGATGTACGGAGATTTCATCAAAGACGTTCTCGGCGGAACAGTGATCGCAAAAGGTCAATGGATGAATCTTGACGAATACTGCGAATACGAAGAAATCAAAGAAGCGTACAACGACGCAGTAGAAAAAGGGACAATCCAATATAGCAAGGAGCGTGTACCTGATGTTTGAAAATCACTCAGTAACAGAAGTTTGCCCTAATTGTGAGCATGAAATCACAATGATATGGGACGTAAACGATTTAGGATATCGTGCCTTCTGCCCTGTATGTGGAGAGCAAATGATGCTCTGCGACGAATGTATTCACGCAGAAGATGGGCTTAACGAAAATTGCAGTAGTTGTGATTGGCAAGAGCACGATGACGGAACGTCACGTTGCTTCAGAACCAGAAAGGAGACAGACGATGGTTCTTAGAAAGTATATGTGCTGCTCATGCAGCCATGTTTTTAGTAGCAGCATAGAACCTAAGTTCTGCCCACTATGCGGAAAGTCTAAGTTTTCCCATCCGGACACAAAAGCTCGCAGAACGGCGCTTGAATACATCGAACAAGTTAAGCAGGACCAAGAAGTTATGCTTGCTATGTGGAACGGCTACGCAAGACAGTATGCAGTTGTCGAAAACAAGATGCAGCTGTTGCGGCAGTACAAGAAAAGAGGAATCATCACTGATGATGAAATTCCGAAAATCGTAAAACCGAAGCTTGCTGATAAGCTAAGAGAATACAGAGAAGAAACGAAAGGAGAAAAGTAAATGGCATACGTTAGAAAGACAAGAGACGTGTGGGAACTTCACGTTGACTACTGCTGCGGCTACGGATATGAATACGAACTGTGCGAATACTCGTATTCAGAAGCAAAGCAAAGGCTAAGAGAGTACAGAGAGAACTGCCCTCAATACCCGGCAAAACTCGTTAAGAAGAGAGAACGAATTAACGCGATGTAATACGAAAGGAGAAAACGAATGAACATCAACAACAGTGAACTGCAATTTCTCGTGAACCTCGGCAATCATCTCGAATTGTTTGCATGTACTGCTCACGAAGCAAAAGAGTTGAAAAAACTCACCGACAAGCTGATTAAGCAGCGAGAAGACAAAAGAGAAAGCACACGCAAGATAGTCGCAAACAAGCGCAAAACAGACAAGACATACGGCAGAAGCAAAGAAGAAATCGAGACAATGAAAAGGAGAGCGAAAAAGAATGGCACGATACGTAAATCTTGAAGAAGCCACGAGCTACTACTCAACCAATAACCCGAACGACTTTGCACAGTTTTGCTGCATAGTAGAAAAACTCACAACGTTTGAAAGCGTTGAAATAGTCAGATGTAAAGAATGCAGATATTGCTCCACTTTGCTCGGAGAATTTGCATGCGCTTTCCACGGAGGAAGAGTAACACATCCTGAAAGCTATTGCAGCGACGGAAAGTTGGTGGATGATAGTGACTGATACAAATTCTATTTTGAATCCGAGTCTTATGAGCAGACTCCTCAAAGCTGGATATCCGAGAGAGGAAATGGATAGTCACGAATCAGACTTGTATGTGTATGTAACACCGCTGACGACCAAAGTTATCAATGAGTGGTGCAAAGAGAACGGCTTTGCAAGAACATGGCACTGCCCTATTTTTCGAGACCAGATCACCGGAAAACCTATGTACGACTGCGCGTTCTGTTTCGATGACTATTGGAAAGAAAAAGGCTTTTAGAGCGCAAAAGAAAGGAATGGACACTTTGAGCGGCACGAAATCGAAAAAAAGAGCAGATGAAATCATCAAAGAAATGAAAGACATCTTGCCGAAACTCGATAACTCTTGGAATGAATATGTTGAGTATTATGTAGAGTTTGAGAACAAGAGACGCGTACTCGACACCTATGTTAGAAGAGGTGTGATTAACAGAGATTCGATTCCAAAAGCAAAGAAAAGGAAGCTGATTGACGCTTTGTACGAATACAGAGAAAAGAGGAAAGAAAATGGATAAAGTTGTTCTGAAGAACGACGATATGAACTTCCTGTTTGAGTGGCGAGATAATAACCAAGACTTCGTAAGAACCTCGACTTGTCCGCTCAAAAAGCTAAAGATCATCGCTGCCGACGTCGGGATCACGCTCACCTGCATAAGGAACGAAAGACAGCTTGATGTTTCCATAACACAGCAAGGCAAAAGCAAAGGCAAGATGACATTTGAAATCCTACCGTTTGGTATGTACAGGCTTGTTAAAAGCAGCACGAACATATACGGCAAGGATGATGTGCAGTCTGTTGTAACAGTTTACGCATCCTTGATGGCGTTGTTATCGTTTGGAGGAGATACCGAAAAAGAATCTCGCCAAACTAAGTCCGGCAAGAAGAATGAATCGTTCAAAAAGCCCTCTAAGACGCGAAAAACCAAAGGCATAACATATATCCTTAAACGCAGCGGAAACGAAGCTCACATCGTAAAACAAGGCTCACATAAGAGTCCTCAAGGAACATTCACTGTAAGAGGTCATTTCCGGCATTACAAAAGCGGCAAGGTTGTTTGGATTGAGGAGTATTCCAAAGGAAGCGGCAGAAAGAAGAACAAAACGTACAAATTGTAGGAGGTGGTGAAATGAATACGTTTGAGAAGTTAAAAGACATGTCGAAAGAAGAGGCAGCTCTTTTTATCGCACGGCTCATTTGCTCTTTCGACTGTTTGGATTGTCCTGTTTATCATAAGCTCAACGTACACTTCGGTGGAACTTACAAAGCGAGAGGATGCATACACTGTTGCGTTGACTACCTCGATCTCGACGAAGATTAAAACGTGTTCCTCCTTGATGTTTGCACATTGGTTAATTTGTGAAAATATTTTCTGGAAATTTCCAAAAACGCTTGACGGCAGAAGTTACTATGTGGTAAGATATAACCATAATAAACAAACATATCAGTAACACAGATTTCAAGGAGGAAACGAAAATGAAACTTCACGAAGCTCAGATGACCTGTAACAGAATCGAAAGCGACTACTTCTTCAAGGGACGCGTAAAATGGACAGATGTTTTTGAAAACGAAGACCAACTGATTCAAGCATTGAAATCCATCTACATTCCGAAAAGCAGGACAGCTCCCCTTTATACATTCAAAGGCTACGCGTATATCTACTCGTTTGCATACTACGTCCAGAAAGGTTGGACGCTGAGCGCAAAGCAAATCACACAATGCAAGCGGCTCGCATTGGAAATCAAAAAAGCAGCAGCGATCGCTGACTATAAATTCTGATAGGAGGTATGAATATGTTGTTTTGTGTATATTCCCGGCACATTGACAGCGGAAAAGAGTATCTCATTGGACAGTTCAATTCAGAGAAAGAAGCCGTTCGCAAGATAGCTCAATGCTACGAGATCGACAAGGATTTCTCCACTGAAGGTGAATACTACTATTTCATCAAAACGAGCTAAGGAGGGCAAAGAAATGAAAACGACTAAGTTATTCGGAACAGAGCTTATCGAAAGCATCAAAAAGAAGATCGAGCATTACGAAGAGTTGCTCAGAAACAGAGCAGAAAGAATTGCTCTCGGAATGACGGACATGGATGACTGCTTCCTCTCGGACAAGATCGAACGAACGTCCATTCAAGAAGCGAAGCTCCAACTTGAAATACTCAGCGGAGATGGTTGCGAGGAAAGAGATGTAATCATCGACGAGGATGGCAAAGATGTAGGCGCTCGCTGGGTTCAGACAAGGTACGGAAACAGAATCACTGCTCGCGGAATTTACGCAAGTTCAGTCAAAGCGTTGTGCAAGAAAACAGGCTGGTCTGAAGACAAACGCAGAATACCTGTATGGACAAAATGGATTCCATGCGGCTCCGGATTGGCAGGAGCTTACTCAGGATATTACACTAAAGTGAGATGGCACACCAACATGAAAACAGGCGAATACGTAGGATTTCCTGAATAAGTCGAAACGCCCGAAAGGGCGTCCACCGTGGGACCGCCTCCCGGTGCTGATGATGGCAGGCGAGAAAGGAAAATATTATGGTAAGCATGGAAGAAATTGAAGCTTGGAAAAAAGAGGAAAAGACAGTAACGATGACAAGAGATCAGTGGAGCAAGCTGACTACCTACCTTCTCATTTCCACCTCATTCAGAGAAGGGGAACGTACAGCGTACGAAAAGCTTGCGCTCGAAACCAATAAAGACGGAACGTGTGCGTTCAATAAAGCAGCGCATATGGCGAAGTTCTGGAAAGAAACTAACGAAGATATAGAAAAGATGATTGCAGTGATCGACGGAAGATAGCCAACGCTTCAAAAACGCACTGCCAGCACGACAACCATCAGGTGGCGATAGTATACAAGAAAGGAGCAGACTATGACTACAAGAGAAGTGCTTGAAAAGATGCCAAAAATCGTAAGATGGAAGATAGATGACTTACGAAAAGACTACAAAAACGAAGCGCTCAATAAATATGAAGTTCGCGCACAGATATACGGTTATACAAACGGTTTAAGAGACGCTGGACTTATCAATGAAAGCGAGCGCAAAACGCTTTTTGTATACGCGACCATATAAATTATGGAGGTGAAGTATGAAAGAGTCAATCAAACGAGAGATCGAGCGAATCGTCGAAGATGAATATGGATGGTTGTCCAGACACGAAGACGGATTTCTCGTATACGAAATGGAAGCAGATTACCGCGACGAAATGGATAACAACACAGCGATTAAGATTCTGATATCAGAAGATCCGGCTATGGAATTTGAAGAACTCCTCCTCGACTGCTACTCAGAGCAGAGATTGATGTACGAAAATGAATTGTCTGATCGCGTCATAGATAAGTTGGGAGACATCCTATCCGAAGAAGAGTATTCGGAGCTTGATGATCTTGAAGTTTACGAGTATGTGAAAGAGTGCATAGATTTTGACTTACCGAGAGACCACTTCCTCGATCAAGAGTTCTGCGTAAACATTATGCTCGACACAGGAGACGGCAACTTCGATTACACGCTCAATTCGGTTTATCCGCATTGGGCGAGTGAGCCGGGACGAGCTCACGATGACAATGCGAGCATTGTGTGGCTTGCGAAGCAGCAAGGATATAACAAGATACAATTCAGAAAGGCGATGGACAAAGGCGCTTACGGAAACTCGAAGTGCTTTTTGGAGTCAATGCGATGCGAGATCGCAAACCTTCCATCCCAAATGGCTACGCTTACGTTTCTTGCAAAAATGACATTGAGAGATCTAATCGAACTCAATGAACTTATCAGGCTGCAAGATAGAGATGGCGTTTTCTACGACGCGACAAAGAAACCGTATTGCGGATATATAGTCATCGACAAGACGGCAGAAACAGGTCTGTATGATCCTTGGAATGGCGGCGGATCTATGTTTGAGATTGAACTTGAAAAAGATGTACGCGTCCCGGTACGATTCATCAGATCGGCTTTACCTGATGGTGGAGATGGTTATTCTGTAAGTGGTGTTTACTGTATGTGCTGCTCTTCTTGGCGAGATACAGTAAAGAAGATACACGCACCTGCTAAGTCATACGAAGTAATAAACTCATAAATAAGGAGCGATGAAAATGACCGACGAGGAAAGACTTGATGAATGCAGAAAAGAAATAACGAGACTCAGAGCTCTTGTTCGTGACTACGGCAGAAAGCTCGACGATATCATCGAGTACGCCAAAGAAACATTGGAAGACAACAAACCGTACCTTTACGGAGAAGAAGAAAGAAGCAATGACTTGTACGACTGTGGCTATGTCGATGGCGAATACAATGCTTTGGTTTATGTATTGAACCTCGCCAGAGAGGAACACGATTACGAATTTCAAAGCGTTTGACAGTAGCAGGAAGGAGAAACCTATGGGAAAAGACTGTGTGAATTGCTCTCATGCCTTTATCTGTTTTAGACGGCAAATGGCGCTAAGAGCTTTTACGAATTTGGGTGGGCTTATCGCGAAAGATGATTTTCGGTATGTATGCGCTGATTACGAGCCATGCACATCAATCGTGATTGAAAAGACTGTAACTCAAGCCACTGACGAAATAAACGGAAGCGTAGAAGAAGCGGCTACAGGAAACTTCTGGTTCGGAGAACATTGGAACCTGTTTTGTGAAAAAGAGCAGTATGCCGGAAACAGATACTTCGTATTGAAGCTTGAACGGTACGGAGACAGCGATGAATGTCAAGACTTTGAGTTCGACACAGAAGATACGATAACAGACACTGAGGAAGAATTAAGAGCTGCTGTAGAAAGAATAATCAAGCGCAATAAATTCCTGCTTGAGGAGGTGTGATCGTGCTGTCAGATATGTTTGCTGATCTGATTAAAGCAAAGACTGCAAAAGAAAGAGAAACAGCGTTCCGAAGCCTTGAAGCGGTAGGAGTTGATAGACTCACCGCCATTACTGTAGTAAAAGAGATGACGAAAGGAAGATCGTATGATAATCAAAAGAATGAACGGAAACGAGGAAGTTGAGTACGAACTCACAATCGAAGAACTGCGGCAAGCATATTGTGAGTACGAACACTTTTGCGACATCGAAGACGTAAAAGCGGAGATCAGGAGAAGGCGTTCAAAGTTTACTGAGAGCGGCTACAAGCCTCTGCCTGTAAAGTGGCTCAAATCCCATCTTGATGAAATCGCATACCTCAAGAGAAAATACATCGACAACTATGGCAGCGATTGGGAAACTGCAACGCAAGACGCTATAGATGACTACATGATTGACAACTATAACAAAGAAGCCTGA